CGAACCGCTGCATCATCTGGGGCACCTTGATGCCCTTGTCGCGTGCCCGTCCGTTGAGGCTGGCGCTGCGGCGTTCTCCGAGTTCCCTGTTCGTCATGTCCTTGAATCCCTGCTTTGAATCCGGCTTCTGTTACCCTGTAATATGACCTGCCGGCGCGCGTCCCGAAAGGCCGCCGGCAGGATTTCTCAGATGTAGGGCGCGAGGTAGCTCCGCAAGGATTCGAGCATGCCCGCCTTCATCGCCAGAGTGCGGACGAGGCCGATGTCGGGCGTCTGTCCACCGCTGGCGAAGGCTCCGGCGAAGGACTCCTCGATGTCGTCGACGGTCAGACCGGACTCGGCCACGACGAGGTCGACGAGCGTGCGCTCGATGGAGGCGATCCGGTACGGGCGGCCGTTCTCGTCGAGACGGCACTCGACGTCGCTCGTCAGCTCGAGCGGATCGGTCGGATACCAGTCCAGGATCAGGCCGTCCCACTTCTCCGGACGCGGGGAGCGGTTCGGCTGACGGAGCTGGCGGAACGACCCCATGTTCGCCGACGTCCAGCCGCGCATGGTCGCGGAGGTGAAGCCCGTGACGACGGCGAGCGGGAATTCCTCGCAGAGATCGGCGAGGTCGATCTGCGCGGCGTAGGAGTCGATCAGCTCGCCCTCGCTCCCCTTCGTCGTCTGGGACTGCTCGACGTATTCCATCGCCTTGACGGCGACGGCGTCCTTGACGGCGGTGTGTCCGTTGCGGTTGCGGATCACGGTCATGTCGGTCACGCCGAGGACGACGGCTGCCTGTCGGCTGGAAAGGCCGCAACGGGCCATCCACCCCTGAAAATCGACCTCTGTCCACATTTTCTTCCGCATCCGAGTATGCCTTTCACCAGTTTTGCTTATGAGGGGGTAACAAAATTTTGTCACCCTGTCAATAGCCCAAGCGACTGCATGACGCAAGCAGGATTAACGGAACGTGAACGGCGAGATCAGGCGTCGATCGTGACCGGCAGGAACTCGACCGTCGAGTGCGCCAGCGTGATCTCTCGGCTCGGCAGGTGCCGGGCGTAGCGTTCCGTCGACCGCTTGTCCTTGTGCCTCAGCAGCTTGCCGACGTCGTCGAGCGTGAGGCCGTGCGACAGGCCCAGCGTCGCGAACGAATGCCTGAGGTCGTGCGGCCGGAGCCGCTTCATTCGGGCCGGATCGACGCCGTTGGCCGCGGCGATCTTCTTCGCGTCGGCCCAGGCGCGGTATAGCGTGCTCTTCGGCAGAACCTTGTCGCGGTCAAGGCCCATGAACACGTGCGGCCGGAGGCGCTCGCCATCACGCTGCCTGACCTTCTCGAGAACGTCGAGAGCGGCCCGGTTGAGCACGAGGTGGCCCTTCCCGGTCTTCGTCTTCTCCCAGTCGATCCTCCCGCGGTCCCAATCGACCCATGTCCACTCCAGCTCCCGGATCTCATCGCGACGGGTACCGGACAGGGCGAGAAGGCGAAGACATGCCGCGGCGTGGAATCGGTTCCGGTCGCGTCCGACCTGGTCGATGGCTGCCAGCAGGATTTCGAGTTCCCACGCTTCCAGATATTCCTCGTGGCTCTCCAGCTCGTGGAGCTCCGCCTTGGTGCAGGGGTTGCCGAGAACGTTCGACCGGATGCCCCATCTCAGCCCCTTCGAGAATGCCGCGCCCACGAATGCCACGGCCTTGTTCGCGGCGGCCGGAGTCTCGCGCATGTCGGCGAGCAGCCTGTCGATGTCCTGAGCCGCAACGTCGTCGACGAGCTTGTCTCCGAGGCGCGGAAGCACGTGGTTGTCGAGCAGGCGCCTGTAGTCCTTCAGCGTCGCCTCGGTGCGGCGTACGGCCACCCAGTCGGTCATGTACAGCTCGAACAGGTCACGGGCGCGGGGCTTCGCTGATCTCGCCTTCCTTGCCGGGGTTCGGCCGGCCGCGAGTTCGGCAAGGATGAAGGCCGCCTCGGCACGGGCCGCATCAGCTCCCCGCTCCGTCGCATCGCCCAGCGTCGCCTTGTATCCCTTGCGCTTGACGAACCACGACTTCCCGCCCGAGGCGCGCAGCCGCAGGCCGAAACCGTTGGTGTCGCTGTCCCAGAGGATCGTCTCGCCGGACGGCGGGCAAACCGCCTTCGCCACCACCTTGTCCGTCAGCTTCGCCTTCTTCATCTTCCATCGTCCCCAGATTATCGTCCCTATCATGGGCCGCCGGCGCGAGAGAAGCACACTCCGATGGAGCATCTGTTAAACTTGGGTACATGAGGCGCTGGCCTTTCCGAACCCAGGAGCGGCCGAGCCATGCCGTCCAGTCCCGATCGACGACCGTGACGATGTTGGTCAAGTTGCGTAGCCGCTGCTTCCGGCGCTCCCTGATCTCGTTCTTCATGATGCCGAGCGCGACCGCCTTCCTGATGGCCAGCCGTATTGTGGTCTCCCCTGCCCCGGAGAGGTCGACGATCTCCCGAAGCGAACGGACACATCGGCCGCGGCGGGCGCAGTCGATGGCGATGACCGTCAGGACGGCCTGCTCGGCGGTCGTGAAGCGTTTCGCGAGGCTCGGGGGCATCAGGCCCCACGCCGCGGTCTCCCTTCGCCTCTCGCGCCATTTCTCGGGCGTTCCCGTACGCCTGCGTCGGGGTGCGCCCATGAAGCGGGCCTGACGGCGTCTGGTCTCGATGGCCTGCGACAGGGATGTCGCCAGCAGGTCGCCGAAGTGGCCGCGGCCGTGGGCGTTCCAGACGATGGATGCGATCCCGTCGAGCTGGTCGTACGAGGCCGTGGATATGCGGTTGAAGAGGTCTATCATCTCGCTCCTATCAAGGCGAGCGACCACGATCAGAGACCGTGCGGAATCCGTTTGACAGGCCATTTGCGGCTTGCTAGGTTCCGGCCACCACAGCGCGAAACCTTATGACTTCCTGAAGCCCCTCGAGCCGCCAAGCTCAGGGGCTTTCGCTTTTGTATGCCCTACATTGGTTGATCTCCGAATCACGAACGGCAGACGCCGCGCGGGGGCATGAGACCGACCGACAGACCACCTGTCAACCGCGCACGAAGAAGGGGCCGTCTCCGGCCCCTCGTGTCGTCATGTATGCATGTATGCGTGTCGTCACTCAGTCGTGTCTGCATCGACCGACAGGGCCGGGTTGCCTTCCATCGTGAGATGCGTGTTGATCGCCGTCTTCAGGTAGCGATCGAGGGTCATGTCGGCCTGCAAGGCCAGCATCTTGAGCATGCGAGCCTCGTCCTTGGTCAGCCAGAGCTGGCAGGCCTTCTTGTCCATCCGCGAGGGGGCGCGAACCTGCTTCTTCTTTTCCAAGGCCGTCACCGCATCCCCAACGGAAGCGACGACACGAACCGGAATGGGAGCGCCGATGGCCGCGTCCAGAGCCTTCTTCTTCGAGACGACCATCACTTCACCTCCAGACCGAGTGCGCGCATGGCGCCGTTCACGAGGCTGTTGAATTCCCTCGTGCCCTTGTCGGCCGGAGCCAGCTCTGCGATGTCGAGGCCGGAATCCATCGCATATCCGATGGCGACGCGGTTGCCGATCCGGCCGAGGCTGGAGAGGTCGTACCGCTTCTTGACGACGTCCGCGGCCTTCTGTGCGGCGAGCTTGCCGCTGAAGTGAGTGTGCGTCATCGTCATGACCGAACGGGCTTTCTGGATACCGCCGGGCACGAGCTTCAGGAGGTCGATGGTCGGGGCCAGTCCCTCGATGTCGGGACGGTTCGGGCGACATGGCACGATGATCAGATCGGCCGCGCGGGCGACAGCCGCCAGAGCCGCGGTCGAGTGAGGCGGCGTGTCGACGACGACGAAGTCGACGAGGGAGCCGTCCTTGATCTTCGCGAGGGCCTGATCGAACTGGGTGATCGGCATCTTCCTGACGGAGACCTCGACCGGGTGCTCGCCACGCAGCGCGGCCCAGGTCGTTGCGGTGGTGCCCTGCGGGTCGACGTCCACGAGCAGAACGTCGTGGCCGCGGCGCGAGAGGATGGTGGAAGTGAATGCAGCGATGGTGCTCTTGGACACCCCGCCCTTGCCCGCCATGATGGCGATGACCTTGGTCATGTTGCTTTCTCCGGGTTGTCGGCTGGATGTCTTCACTCACCCATGCCGATGTGTATGCATGTATGCATGTCGACATGTCTCTATGCCGACTCGCATGCAGATACTTTTGTCACCCTGTCGCGCTCTTGTCAAACGCCGGCGGAAATCCGCCGATGCTCGCGGAGGAGGGAGGCCCCGATGAAGGCCATGTTCATCGTGCACATCGAGTTGCCCAGCGCGCGGTACCGGAGGCTGTCGGGAGCCTCCTTCTTCTTCCAGACGATGTCCGTCCAAGAATCCGGAAATCCCATCAATCGTTCGCATTCGACTGGCATCAGTCGGCGCACGACATAGCCGCCGGCGCGGTCGGCGATCACGGGCACGTGTTCGATGTCGATGTGCTTCGACGCACCCGAGGTCGTCATGAGCGTGCCGACGGTGTTTGGATGGACGATGCAGAAGCCAGCCTCGCCGCCGCCCATGCCGCTGCCACCCATGCGGGCCGTGCCGCAGGCCGAAGCCAGAAGGGTAGGGGCGATCTCCGGATGCACGACGCCGTGCACCTGTCCGGTCGAGGTCAGGGTGTACATCGGATCGCCTTCATCCGCGAAGCCCAGGGCCTGACCCTCGCCGCGTCGGCCGCCATTGAGGAGGGGATGGACGACGCCGTGGTTCTTTCCGGCGATGAGCGTGTACATCGGATCGCCGTCCTCTCCGAAGCCGAGGCCCTGCTGGCTGGAGATGCATCCGGCTTGCTGGAAGGGGTGGACGATGGCCGGAGGAGACTTGCCCGCATGCGCGACGAGACACTGGGCGGTCTCCGGGTTCATCGTGTGCGAATACTGGCTGTCGAAGGGCAGGTAGGCCGTCAGCTCTCCAGAGCCTGCCTGAGCACGTCGGGGAGCTTCTTGCCCCGCCGCTGCGAGCGCGTCAGGACCCCATCCTTCGCCTGCCTGCTCAAAAAGTATTTTGCCGGGATCCGCGACGGGTCCAGTTCCAAGAGCGAAGACAGCATAGACTCGACGGCGGCGCTGGGGGACTCCCCAAAAACGGGAATCACATGTTCTCCAAGCGGCTTCGCCTTCCGGTCCAGACACATGACCTGCGTTCGTCCATCCGGACCTTGGAGGCTGTAGAGGATGTTGTTCCCCGACTCCCGCTCCCAGAAGACATCCGAGGGGGTTGTCGGGGTGTCCGACGGCTCCATGCACGTTCTCCCAGATGATGTATTTCAAGTTGTTGACCTCGCGCATCTTCATGGCGAGTTGCATGAAGGCGAGGGTCAGGTTGCCGCGATGGTCGCCGAACCCGCCACGCAGGCCGGCCACCGAAAATGCCTGGCAGGGTGACCCGCCTTCCAGCACGTCGACCTCACCGAGGGATTCGAGATCCTTCAGCGTGATCTGGGTCAGGTCGCCGAAGTTCGGTACGCCTTCGACGGGGATGTCCTTGTAGAGGGCGGGCCGGAAATCATGGCCATCCGGCAGGTAGCGCGGACGTCCGGCTCCGAGCCGCTGGTGAAGCACGGCTGCCGGAAACGCCGCAGGTTCGGCATAGGCCACGAACTCGTAGCCCTGTCGGATAAAAGCGACCGAAGCCGAGCTAATGCCGGAAAAAGTCGACAGCACTCTCACTTCGACAGCTCCTCGGCCAGACGCGACTTCATGAGATCGGCGAGCTTACCGCTCTGTTCCGGGGTCAGGTCGAGCACGGACACGCACTGGCGGAACTCCTCCGACAGGAACCGCAGACGGCTCTCCAGCCTCAGGATCCGGCGTTCCATGGTCTCCGGCCTCATCGGCGCTTGTCCCGCTCGGCTCTGGCCGAGAGGATGCGGGCCTCAAGCTCGTCGAGTTCGTCTGAGTACATCTCGGCGAGGCGCGGGTTGGAGCGACCTTCTTCGAGTGTGAAAAAGCCCTCATTCCCAAGTCTGACGACGAAGCCGCCGCCATGAGCGACAAGAGGATCCAGGCCAGTTCGGAGCTTGGAGCTGAGAAATGCGCGGCGGTCGGCGAGGGTCTTGTTGATCAGGTCGTATCCGTGGCGCTCGCGGTGCTCCTGGAGGCTGCGGTGCAGGTCGTCGAGCGAGAAGCACTCGCCCATCTTCACGGCCGCCTTCACGTCTTCGCGGACGTCGGCGATGGCGGCCTTCTCGATGGCCTTTGCGTCGTCGATCGGAAACCTCCTGCCGCTTTCGCGTTCGACCTGAAGCTCGGCGAGGCGGGCCTCGGCTGTCAGCTTGCGGGCGGTCGCGCTCTCGATTGAGACGACGTTCTCGCCGTCTTCCACCGAGATGAAGGTGACCTCATCTTCGCGATCACGAACGACCTCGGTGATGTCCAGGGTCTGCAGCCGGGCAAGCAGCACGCGGCGCATGTCGTCGAGGTGATACAGCTCCACGAAGTTCAGGGCTTCGTCGTCGGCCGCGAAGTGGAGGATTGTGTCGACGGAGTCGAGGAGGGTGGTGGTCTTCCAGAGGCTCAGGGCCTCGGCCGAACGCAGATATGTCGGGATGGTCTGCAAGTGCTTTCTCCTTGGGGGCAGGGGCGAATCCTTGCCGACACCTCATGCCGCAAGGATTCGATCAACCAAAGTCGTTGACTAGACTAGGGTCGTCCAAGGATTCGAGACCGTCAACCTGTTTTCGCGGTCTTCTGAACGTGCTTTACGAGAACCTCGATCAGGGCGATGTGGTGCTGGGCCGTGCGCTCGAGAAGTTCGATCCGCTGCTGCAGCTCGAACTCGCTGACGTACCTGCGCTCGGACTTCGCGAGGCGCTTCTCGAGGGCGTCCACGCGGCGGGACAGGCGTTCGTTGCTCATGGTCTTCTCCGATGAATGGTCGTCGGGAGAGCCAGTGGTTCGGGGCACCCGTCCGCATCGGACAACTACCATCCTGTCTGGCTCTCCCGAATGTGGGAGACCGTGAAAAGGAAACGCTCGGGCCAGCTATGCCCCCTCGTTCCACCGTCTCCCTGTCGCATGTGATGGATTCGAACCACCGACCTCCGGGTGACTGCGGCCGGCCGTGCGTTACGCGGCCAGCGTCAGATCCCCGGCGCTCTCTCCGGCTGAGCTACCATGCGACATATTCATGGTCGTCGAAGGATTCGAGACCGTCAACAGATGTTCGCCCACGTTCTCGAGGCGAAGTCCATCTGCGCGCCGAGCTTCGCCGAATTGTCGCCTCCCTCGCACAAGACCCAGTGATCGGTCGAGGTGTGCGTCCACTGCTCCTCGCATACCGAATAGTAGCCGCCGAAGCCGTCGTCGGCCCTGAATCCGCAGTTGTGTGGCTGCCAGTCGAGCGGGCGCACGCGAGGGGTCATCTGTCGTCTCCATAAGGTCGAAGGGGCCGCAAGGCGACCCAGAGCAGGCCCAGCAGGCCGATGTCGATCAGCAAGGCCGTCACTTGCCGAGGCGCCTGCGGGCGGCGCGGGAGAAGCGGTCGCCGTAGACGTAGACGCCCCACACGAGGGCGGCCAGAGCGATGGAGGCGATGGAGGGAGAGAGCACCCACCACCACGACCAGTCGATCTTCCCTGCGAGCTTGAGGCCGATGAACAGCAGGGTCAGGAGACCGAGGAAGCCGACCCGCATCAGTGGCCCGTCCGACCGACGTACGGCGACAGCCGGGCATAGACGAGGGCCTGAGCCAGCGAATGCAGTTCCGTCGGACCCTGACCTCGCCCGGTGCGGCGCACCATCTCCTGGAGGGCCGGGAGGTCGTGATCGTCGTCGGCGTCGTGCATGTAGCTCGCCAGCGCCCGGCTCAACACCGCGGCCAGCAGGTGCCCGAAGGCGGGGAAGCAGTGGATGGCCACGTTGCCGTCGCCCTGGTCGATCATCTCGATGGTGGGCGAGGCGAGGACGGCGGCGACGTCGGCCACGGCGAGGTTGCCTTGCGACAGGGCTTCCTTGATCTCGGCGTCGGCATGGGCGAGGAACTCGCGCTCGAGCCTCGTCCTGAGGGCGTCTTGTTCTGCGGGTGCGTTCATGAATGAGGAGCTTTCTCGGAGGGATCAGGATGGCGGGTAGAGATGGGACGACGGGACTGGGCACCCGCACCTGGTCAGGCTTTCTGGCCTGCTGCTCTCGTTGAGCTACGTCCCGAGGCCCACCCGCTCCACTGGAGACCCCAGCCGTCCTGAAAGACGGCGGTCAACGGTCGGGCGGAGGGCGCCATGAGCTCGCCGGAGCGCCGACTGTTTCATCCGAGCGGCTTTCGCAGATCCCGACCGAATGAGTTGACAACACCAGCGTGCGGCAAGGATTCGAGCCTGTCCAGCCTGTTTTTCATGAAAAGATACATAATCCCACATTATGTTCCAGAAGGGTTGGAATGGGCAATGATTTCAGGTGCTTGTCCACCGATTGGGATTGCCGGGGTACCATCGGGGGACTGTTTCGACGGGTTTTCGTCCACGCGATTTGCCGTTCCCGTCATTGGTAGCGAGGGGCGGATAGGTTCAGCGCCGCGCCGTCGACTCCATGATCCGGATCGGTCGCACCATGCCATGGATCGAATCCTTGCGTCATTCCCGCCGGCGTGCGCATCATCGGTTGTCAGGGGCATTCCCTGACTGTGAAGAGGAGAAAGCAATGCTGACAACTATCGGAGACGACGGCTGGCTGACGGTCGGGCATCTGTCCTTCGTCGGACACGAACTCGCCGCGTTCGAAGGAGAGGCCCATCACGGATTCCGCACCGTCGGACGGATCTACCGGACGAACACGGGGCACTGCATCGTGGCATTCCGGAAGGAGAGCCGGGAGGACAGAATTGCGGGAAACACGAAGTACAAGTTCTTCGGAACGCTGGGAGATCTGGAGCGGTTCCTCGAGAGCGAGGTCATGACACCGGAAGACAGGTCGAATATCCGTGACAAGGTCCGGCTTCAGACCTCCTGACACCAGACGACAGAGACCCCGGAGACGGGGCCTTTATCATTTCAGGGAAGCTCGACGTCCTCGTAGACGATAAACGGCTCGTCGCCGCGGCCGATCCTCGAGTCCCACACCTCGCCGTCCCATTCGAGCAGCCGCAGGAGCGGGAGGATGTCTTCGTCCACACCCTGGAATGCGCACATCTGCCGCCCATCCCTGTCGAGGGTCATGACCATGCGGTTCGCGAAGACATGCACGGATGCGATGTGGCAGGCTTGCCGACGGAGGGCCTCGTACATCCGCCGCACGTCGGGCAGGCCGATCTCGTCGCCCTCGATGCCTTCCTCGTGCATGCCGCTCATTCTGGTCTCCTGATGTCGAATAGCCGGAAGTTCGGAATCCCGGTCGTGTTGAACGCCTCCCTGAAGGCGCGATGTACAGGACCAGGCACCTCCTTGTCCAGATGTCCCCTGAGGGTCTCCACACGGTCTGGCGTGGTCACACGCGGGTCGCGCAACTCCTCGGCATATCGGGCGGCGGCCTCTTCGCAGTCGTGCTTCTCGGCCCAGGGCGCAATGCCGCGGACGACGCGCTGGAGTAGGTGCCACGTGACGAGCTCCTCGAGGTGCCACGCGACGAGATCGTCGCCGTCGAGGTCGTGCGGGTCGTGCACCGCGTTGACGGTCAGGTAGCGGTTCCATTCCTTGCGGACGGCGGATGCGAGAGTGGCCATGACGAGATCCTTTCTGCTGTCTGGAACTACATCATCGCCGACCGGCGCGGCGTCGTCCTTCTCGGGCGGCGGCCGCATCCCTGAGGAGCAGTTCCGACCGCAGGGAGAAGGCGAGCAAGGAGCTCACGGTCATGAGGGAGGCGGACAGCAGGCAGCTCCCGAGTGGAACCCCGGCGAGATAGTCGAGGCCGTAGCTCGGTGCCATGACCGCGAAAAGCAAGGCGAAGGCGAGAAGGAGGGGGCGTTCAGGCTTCCTCATCGAGGGCACTCCGGGCAGTGATCCCACGTGCGGACGTTCATCACGGCGATGACCACGTAGATAGTCGTCAGGAACAAGTAGGTCCAATCCCAGCCATAGACTGCCATGCGGCAGATCATCGCTACGGAGAGCAAGCCGTGCGCGATGGCCGACCAGAGGAGCCAGTCGTTTCGGGTATGTGTATGCATGCATTCATGTCGACATGTCGTCATGCCACCACCCCTGCACCCACGTCGTCGATCGAGGCGATCAGGGTGGACGGATGCACGCCGATGGCCGCCGCATAGCGGGCGAGATCCCACGCGCTGTAGAGGGCCTCGCCGTGCTCGAGGTAGCTGATCCGCTGCTTGGTCACGCCGATGGCGGCCGCGACCGCCGTCAGGCTGATCCCCGTGGCATGCCGCGCTGCCGCCAGTCTCAGACCCTGTTCCTGCCGGAAGGCCTTCTCTTCGTCGTTGATCATCCGCTTCTTCTTCCTTGCTCTCAATCTCGCGGTGCGGGCGGAAACGACGTTCCGTAGCCCCACCTGATCTGTTCCTTCGACGGCGGAGTCGCAGGCCGCAGGATGGTCTTGATGTTCTCCACCGTCGCCCATCGGGCATCCCAGCGGATCTCCGCCAGCTTCGATCGATCCATCAACCCTCTGTTCGCCCATGCCACTTCCGCCATCCGTTCGTCGAGCGCGTCGATAACGGCCCAAAGGTCCGCCTCGGTAAAGCTCTCATCATCCAGTGTGATTCGATCCGCGAGGATCGAGAAGGCCTTCACCAGAGAAATCCGATATCCCGGAACCTCCGCATAGACCGAACCGAGCCAGCCGATCGCATAGATCAGCTCGTCCTTCGTATATGAGCCACTCTCGGGGGAGACGAGGCTCGTGACGGGTCGGCGCGGAACCACCGAACTCATGCCGGCATCCCCGCGACCCTGACGACGTCGAGCACCGCGTTGATGTGCGAGACCTCGTAGCGCCACTTCTGGACCATCGGTCGAGCGTCCACGCCTTCGCCGTCGAAGCCGTCGCAGTTCACGTCGCCGAAATGGTCGCGGTATGTGCCGGGCACCAGCTCGTCGCCGTAGAGGTGGATGGCGATGTCGTCGACCGACATGCCGGGATAGACGCCGTCCGGAATGACCCTGTAGGGCAGGACCGTCTCGGCGGGAGCTTCGTATGGTTCGGAAAGGCCGTTCACCCAGTTCTGCAGGAACGAGGCGGCATGCTCGACCGGATGTTCCGGAGCCAGAACGGAGGCGACGATGGAGGCTGTCGACGGCTCGTCGAAGTCGACGGCGGCGGCGAAGGCGGCCTTCTCGGTCGCGACCTTGGTCTCGTGCAGCAGGCGTTCGTCGGCGCTGGGCGAATGCCTGCCGACAGTCGCTCCGGAGAAGCCCGTGATCTCCGAAACTTCCTTGTGGGTCGGCCAGACGAGGTAGTCCTCGTAGTAGGCCTCGAAGGTCTCGCGGATCAGCGTGCGGACGCGGATATGCTCGGCCGACGGCGCCTTCTTGCGGCCAGCGGGAAGCTCCGGGCTGAGGCCGACGCGCCGCAGGGCCTGTCGGAGAATCTGGACGGGCATGTCGAGGGCGTTCGCGGCGCGGAAGACGTCGACGCCGGATTCTGACCACGCCTCGAGCACGGTGATCGGGATCTCCGGAGACTTCTTGCGACCGGGGGTCTCGGCGAAAACCGCGTCCTTATGGCGGCGGTAGTCGGCGGACAGCTCCCAGAACCTCTTGGTCTGGTTCGTGTCGGCCGGGCGATAGGGAGCGGAGGCGATGTGCTGGATGATGGTCATGTCGAGCTGCTTTCTCGTGGGTTGGTTCAGACGATGAGGACTGGAAGGGTCTTCTCCGGATCCAGTCCCGCCACCCGGCGGTAGAGGTCGGAGACGTCGGCGACCGTCTTCGTGTCGCCGTTCACTCTCCAGAGCCGCTCGCCGCACTTCTCGACGACGTAGTGGCGGGACTGGAGAAACTGGATCATGGAAGGGAGCGACAGCTCGACCATTTCCTTGTCGTATCGGTACGCATGGAGTGCGGCAGCCTTGGCGGCTCCGTGGAGGCCTGACAGGACGCTGGAGATCGGCGTGAGGCCGCCTGCGCCCCAGTCGTCACAATCCTCGCGCTTCGCCTTCTTGAGGTGCTCCGCCGGGATCTGGGCGGGCATCATGATCTGGATGCGGCCGCCATGGGCGAGCGCGCGGACCTTGAAGCGGACCAGCTTGAAATCGAGTTCCTGGAGCTTCGGGAGCAGGATGTTGGTCTCCTGCTTCTGAGGGCTGGCCTTCGGCATCAGGTAGGCGGCGCCCTTGCGAGGCCGGCCGAGGATGCGGATCGAGTCCTCGCGAACTTCGGCGATGAAGCCCATTCCGGGAGCCAGTCCCGATAGTGAGAGCGTCTCGGCTGGCAGCGTGACCTTCAGGTCAAATTCCAACCCTGTATCCTTGCGACGCGGGACTGTCGAGATCCATGCCGAGCAGACGGCGGCGTTGCGGTCGAAGTCGTCGTCCTCGACCGAGAAGAGCTCCTGCTCGAGGGCGTCGAAGTCGATCAGGCTCTTCAGTCTGGGGCCGCGCTTGTGCTCGTACGAGGCCACCTTCTGCGCCAGCTCGATACCGTAGCGGCGCGACATCGCGATGACCGTCCCGAGGCCCAGATCGAGGCGTTCCGCCGCCTGCCTGACGCTCATGCCGAGGTCGGCGCAGGTGCGGATGTCGTCGATCAGCTTCTGCGCCGCGGAGGCGTCTCTGGCGACGGCCGGGTTGGGTCTGTACGACGGAGCGGGGCTGGTTTGCATCAGGGGTTCTCTGGGGTTACACCCTGCTCCCCGGCGGTACTACGGACGCACCCGCCGGGGAGCAGGAAGGGGATCAGCCCCTTCGAGAACAAGCATCCGAGAATTCACGGGGGACTGTCAACCTATTTTGCAGTCGAATCCTTGTTTTTCTGTTGGAGATACTGGCGCACTGCATCAAGGTTGACGCGGCACGCGTTCCCGGCGGCCCTGACTTCCTCAAAGTAATCAAGGAGTTGACTCTCGGTAAAGATAGCTCCAGGGCGTGGTTCGACCGGGCAGTCGAGCAAGGATTGGGGCACGATCTGTTGCTGGAAAACCACGTCGACGGTCTTCGAGCAGCCGGCGAGAGACAGGGACAGAAGCATCGCAATAGGATTGAGTCCTTTGATCATGGCTTCCCCCGCAAGGTTTCGAGATAGTCGCGCACCAGCGGCGAGACCTCCCTATCGTTGACCGTGTTCCGGGACCTGTCGATGACCGCACGAGTCCTTGCCGCATCTGTTTCGAATCTTGCCATCGCCGCATCCTTAGCCGACAGGACGGCGTCGAGCTTCTCGCGGTCGTCGATCGCCGACTGGAGAGCCTTGCCGAGGCGGTCGGCACGCTCCGTCTCGGCGGTCAGCTTCGTCTGCGCCGCATCGAGGCGGGCGTTCGAGACCAACAGCAGGCCGAAGAGGGCGGCCGCGGCGAGCGAGACCACCCCCAGAGCCGCAAGGGCCGGGTGCTTCAGGATCCATGCGATCATCTGCCAGCCTCGAGACCGGACACGCACAGCTCGGCTTCCCCGATGCGCTGCTTGTCGCCCATCTCCCTGCGCTTGACGAGGCCGGCCACGACGATGCCACCCGACTTGTTGAAGGCCGTCTGGGCTTCGCATCCCGCACGGAACTTTCCCTGCATGTGCAGTCGGGTTGCCGTGGAGCCAGCCATGCCTTTTTTCGAGGCGATGGAACCGACGCCGAAGTTGTACGCCCCGCTCAGCATAGCCGCCCTGACACCCACCGGAAACGTCGGGTAGGCCGGGACAGCCTTGAGCAGGGGGACGTAGTAGTCGTGGTAGATCTGCTTCCGCGTCAGGCCGACGCACTCCTCCTTGGAGAACTTCATGCCTGCCGTAACAGGATTCCCGTCGATCCTCGTGATGCCGCCGCAGATATCCCAGATCTTCGCGAACCGATCCCAGTGCGACGTGAGAACCATCCCCTCCCAGGGGAAGATCAGGGTGTCGCTTGCGAGGATGACCTCCGGTGGTAGTGTCGTCGGGGTCGTGTCCTTCATCGACTGCCATCCGCCCGCTGCGGCGGCGATCAGGGCGGCGGCGATGGCGGCCTTTCCGCGGCCGCTGGAGGTGATCTTATTGATCGGCATGAGAGGTCTCCTTGAAAACAGGCTGGGCGTACAGACGGGCCACGAACGCGGCCGCGGAGGTCAGGCCGGAGAGGGCCGCAAACGTCCCCGGAGGAAGCCATGATGGCGATCCGAAGACGCCGAAATAGGTCTCGATCCCAGTGAGAACGAAGGCCGCGGCGATCAGTCGAATGCTCCAGGCTTTGGTGACGATCTTCTTCCAGTCGTCGTGAAGCATGGTCGAATCCTTTATGGGTAGAACTGCGAGATGACGGGCCAGCCCGGATGGCAGTCGTGCCAGACGTAGGCGATGGAGTGTCCGCGGATGTCGCCGGGCGGCATGCCGACGTGCCATTCCTGTGACATGTGCGTGCCGGAGCCACGGCTGCCGAGCGGCTTGCCGAAGTCGACGGGAACCGCCTCGAGCGTGCCGTCCTCGAGGATCCTGCTCCAGACGATGTGCTTGAACTCGCAGGCGCGGGACACGGTGAACTTGAACCTGATGTAGCTCCCGTTCGCGCCGTCGCCGCGGAGGTCAACGATCTCGGCCGCGCGGGCGACAGGCCAGACCCGTCCTTCGAACTTCGACAGCGACGGGAAGGTGGCCGGCACGAGCAGGGCCAGCAGGAGCACGACGCCCAGGATGTGGATCGCGGCGAATTCGAACGCGGTGGAAGCGTTACGGTTTGATTGTCGGGACAATGAAGACCCCTCCCTTCAGAAGCCATGAGATGAGAGGGGTGGCGATGCCGGCGAGCAGCAGCAGCAAGGCCCAGTATCCGAGCCGCTTGATCGCGGCCACGTTGACCTCGATGGTGGCGACCCTGAGGTCGAGCTTGGCCATGGTGACTTCCGCGGTCACGCGATGCGTGTCCAGCGTGTCGACGCGCTTGTCCGTCTTGTCGAGGGCCTTCTCGACCCGATCGACGTCCGCCTTCGCGGCCTTGTCGTCACCTGCTGCCATTAAAAAACCCGCCCTGTTCTCGTGCTACCGAGGTTAGGCGGGTTTGGAGGGCGTCGCGATCCCGACGGAAGCGTTCAGCTACTTGCGATTGCGTAGATCACGACCGCGACGAAGCCTAGGGAGAAGACGGAGACCATGAAGGAAGCCACGAAGGCCGTCTGACCCGTTCCGGTCGCCGGACGGCGGACTGGAACCTTCGAGGCTGCCGCACGGACGAGCGAACCGACGCTCAGAGGACGGCCGGACAGTCTGAGGCCACCCGCCCCGACCGACGGCGTGATGCCGCGCGGCGTGAGCGAAAGGCCGAAGGGGCCGACGCGGAAGGTCTTGCGGAAGGTGAGGCGCATGGCAGGTCTCCTGTGGTCAGAAGATCCTGCACCCGCCGGCGGACTCGAACAAGATGCATGCGTGTATGCATGCATGCATGTCGTCATGCAACGATGGATGCCACGCCCGCGCCGTCGACGTAGAGGTGGTAGACCGTGCCGACGGTCATCGTGACCGATCCGCAGGTGACGGTGCCCGCGACAGGCCCGGTGACGGTGACCATGCGCACCCCGCCGCATCCGGCCGCGAAGGAGACCGCGCGGGTGGTGGCCGACCCGAGAGACATGACGATCCAGTCCGCTCCGACGAAGTCCTTGGCGGCGACGGTCTTCGTGGCTGTCGACAGGTCGACGGTGATCTTGCCCTTCTTCGAGACGGCCCACGCGCCTGCAAGGAAGGTCTTCTCGACGGCGAGGTCGGTTACGTATGCCCGCCAGCCGGCCAGAGGCGTGACGCGCCGCCAGCCGCCGCCTTCGACGCAGACGGCGACGTCTCCGGCCGCAAAAGTGCTCCATGCGGCGTAGGAAGACGAATTTGGGACGATGTATCTATCGCCCGGAACCGGACTCGTCGGAGACAGGGTATCAGATTTTACGACGAGCTGGACGATGGCCTCGAGTTTCACGAGGGCTTCGTTGAGGGTGACCTCCTTGGCGGTCTGAGACGACCGGACGAGGGGCAGTCCGAGGATTGGAGAGTTGTCTGCCATGACGAATCCTTTAGCTGATGTGTGCCGTGGCCGGGTGGCCGACGCCTGCGCGCGCGCTGACTTGATAGACTCGCATGTCGAAGGACTCGCGCACACTCCCATAATCGGCGATCTGGTCCTCGACCATATAGGTGACGTAGGGCTGCATGATCTTGGCCTCGCGATGTACGACCTCGCCGCCGAGAAGGAACTCCAGCTCGTATTCCTCCGCGGTCTCGTCGAGCGGCACGTCGATGCGGTCTATCCATTCGCCGCCGTAGCGAGCGCGGCGGTTCCAGGAGAGGTTCCAGTTGCCGTCCTCGTCGCGGACGCCCTCCACCCGGACGGGGGCGAGCGGCAGGATCGTGTCGATGCCGTAGACCCCGGTGACGGTGTTGGCCTGATCCTGGTCGAGACCGACGGTCACCGCCCGGTACGAGTACGACCGGAATGCCTCGGTCAGCGGCACGGGCTGGAACGACAGGGCCGTGGTGTTGACGAGGTAGAACAGCTCGTTCGCCGCATGCGTGCCGATGGCCGCGTCGGTGCCCTTGCGGCCGCGCAGCAGGCCGGAGAGCGTCCACAGGCGGTCTCCGACGAGGGTGGCCGTCCTGAACTGGATCAGCTCGTCGCCGATCATGGCCAGATTGCTGTCGGAGGAGAGGATGTCGTCCGCGGAGTAGCTCTGGAGAGCCGTGTCGCCGACGTCGAGATTGACGGTGACGACGGTCTTCTCGTCCCACATGTCGGTCGGGCCGAGACCCATGGCGGCCGTGACGGTACCACGCACGGCGACGTTGCCCGTGCCCTGGAGATTCTCCCACGTCTGCTGGTCGGCCGACCGGATGAGGTCCGCCCCCGGCCAGTCCGAGGACTCGTTGTAGGTCGCGAAGTAGTATCCCGGCTGATCCTCGGCGGCACGCAGGGCGGGGATCTGCAGGATGTCCAACTCGGTCGCCGTCGGCTGCGGGGTGGCAGGGCGGATGGGCGGCCTGTCTGGCGCGATGGCGTCCGACGAGTATGCCGGAAGGTAGGCCGTGGTGCCCTCGAGTTCGAGGCGCGTTCCGGTCATCGTCAGGCGGTTGATGCGCACGGGCATGGATCGCCAGCCGAGGATGTCGCCCGGCTCGAGTTCGGAGAACGACCGCGGGATGGTGAGCTTTACCTGCAGGCGTTCGTTCGCCGCGGCATGGAGCATGGTCTCGGCGATGCGCAGCGCGGCCGTGTCCGACATCGCGATGGGCAGGGTGGTCTTCTTGTCGGATCTCGCATCGTTCGACGCGGCGGTGCGCACGGCGTACTGGGCGCCGCGGTTGTAGTCGTCGTCGGTCGACATGTAGTCGAGCGTGATCATCCGCGGGATGTCCGCGTCCGGAATGCGGGTGAGCTCGTATGCCGGCTCGCCGTCGGCTCCCGTCATTCCGTCCTCGATCGTCAGGTCGACGGCACCCTTGCGGCGGACGGCCCGGATGATGCCTGCGCTCTCGATGGCGTCGAAGAACACCACCTGCTGCATCATCTCCCAGACCTGCCTCGAGGTCGTCTCGGCGTTGATGCAGAGGCCGTAGATCTCGTCGTTCTCGAGCGTCGACACGTCGAAATCACCCGCCGTCATGCCCGTGCGCGTCATCTCCTCGGTGAGGATGGCGGCGATGCTCGTCCGTTCGGACTGGACGTAGACCTGGTACTGCGCGAGTCCCGAAATGTCGGTCGACAGGAAGCCGCCGTTGTCGAGCGCGACCGTATTGAGGCTCGTTCCGTATCCGTCCTCGATGACCGTCGGAACCTCGATCCAGGACTGCCGGATGGCAAGGGCACCGGGCTGATAGCTCAGCTCCATGTACCAGCGCGAGCCGCCGCCCTGGGTTCCGCACAGGATGCCGATGAGGCCCGACTGCATGACCTGAGGCCAGAACATTTCGGGAATCGGAAAAGGCGATTCATCGACGACCGGGAGACGCGGAATCTGGACGATGGGGCTGTCGGCGACCATCGACGTTGAGAAGAACCTGAAGAGCTGCGCGTACCACTGATCGGTGTTGTCGTCCTCCGTCTGCCGCCACCAGACCATCGCTCGGCCATCCGACAGGATCGTGCCGTCCGCCTGCAGGGTGCCCTCCGGAAGGATCAGCGCGCGCGCTTCCATGGCCCACCAGTTCTTCGTCGTGAAGACGGGGCCTGTGATGACCGATCCGAGCGCATTCATCGTCAGCAGCCGCGTGGACAGCGTTGCCTTGTAGTCGTCGCCCGTCTGCGTCTGGTTGGTGAAATTGACGATGTGCACCCCGTCCGCGGTCGCGAACGCATTCCTGCCGGACGATTGGATAAACGGCAGGCTCCCGAAGCGGGCCTGCTGAACAAGGTCGTTTCCGACACGGGCCAGGGTGATGGCGTTACCGAGGCTGGCCAGAAGGGAGACGTACTCCCCGCCCGGCTGGAAGATGATCCCGTCGAAGATGAAGTTGCTGGCGTAGGTGTTCTTCCAGTACCACGCATGCGCGGTCGAATCGTAGAGACCGACCATGCCGCCGCGGTTGACGGCGAGGATGTATCGGCCCGTCGGATCCATGACCGAGGTGACCGCGAAGCCACCTCGGGGCATGTTCGTGGAATCGTAGGCGGCGATGAGCGACTTTCCGTTCGACGCGTAGTGGGCCGCGCGGAACTTCTGACCCGTGAAGCCGATGGTGACGATGTCGCCGCTGGCCACGCGGTAGGGGCCGCCGACGCCCTGGCCCGTCGAGGCCGGAGCCGCGACGGAGGACACGTGGCTCAGGCCGAAGCGGGTCGCGCCGCGGCTGACGGCGACCTGTACGTTCGGGATTCTGTTGCCGTAGTTTTCAAGCGCCAGCCGCTCGAACACGATGGTCGTGAGGCCGCGGTAGGCGGGCGTGTTGGCCCCCTCGTAGCTGACGATGAGGCCGTCCGGGAGCTGGTCGGGAAGGCCCTGATGGATGCGCATGTCGCGCGCGCCCTTGACCTTGGAGATACGTGTCTCCGCCTCCTCGCTCACGTCGTAAACAATTTTGTTGTCAAACCAAATGGTGAGAATGTCGGCCGCATCCTCGCAGATCGCGAGCGCGAAATGAGCGTAGTATTTGTAAACTTTTTGGGAGGAACCACCGAACATGCCTCCCTTGCCGCCGGAGTCGACCTTGGTCTTCTCCTCAATGAGTTTTGGCGCCCAGATGACCGTTCCGGAGCACCGCGTCGTGCCGTGGACGCGGTTAAGGAAGGCACCGTAGTTGCTCCCCTGATAGCCGAGGTCGTCGAGCCGCGGGCCGTCCGGCACCTTGGGCTTGAACAGGAGATTGTCGATGAGCGCGCCAGCCACCCCGAGCACGATGCCGCCGAGCGTCGAGGCGAAGAAGCCGCCCATGGCAGTGCCAAGGAAGGGAAGAGCGAGAGCTGCCATGTGTTCAGTCCTTGGTCTTGACGAGGCGGTATGCGCCCACGAAGTGCTTGACGAGGATTCCGTCGAGCGGCATGAGGATGACGTTGCCGCCGTAGTCGCCGGATGCCCGCTTCTGGTGCGCATGCAGGATCTGCGTGCGCTTGCCTTCGACGAGTATGCCCGCATGGTAGGGCAGGCCGTCCACTCCGAAGACGAGGATGTCGCCCGTCTGCCGGGTCGACCAGTCGATGACCGGGTAGGCGTGGTCGCCGAGCCAGCGCGTCAGCAGGCCAGCGTCGCCGCGGCGGCGGTAGGTCGCGTCGTCCCAGACCTCGAAGCCCGCCTCCGCCATCGAGTTGACGATCAGCCCGATGCAGTCGAGGCCGTACTGGCTGTTGCGGCCCTGATGGACCCATGGAACGCCGACCTTCTCGAGGGCCTTGGAGACGAAGAGATCAATATTTGACATCGGGCACCTGGATAACCTTGTCCTGACCGGGAACGGTCGGGAACCCACCATAGTTGTAGATGTTGTCGAAGCGGCCCGAGCAGGTCGCCGCGAGCTTGTTGCAACCCGGCTTGAGGGTCAGGGTGGCTCCGGCCTGAGGAACGCGTGGAAGCGGCTCCCAGAGGGTCAGGACACCGTCCACGGCCGACTTGATCTCGCGCCTGATGCCGTCCATGTCGCCGCCGACGATCTCGACGAGACCGTATGCGAAGTCGGATCCTGCGAGCGTGCTCAGCCCCGTCTCCGGGTCGTTGAAATGAGCCACCGTGAAGGTCGCCGCATCGCCCGACACGAAGGTGGTCGCGACCGTCAGGGCGGCCACGTCGACGCGGCAGAGCGAGTCGCCGAGGGAGTTCCTGCAGCGGGCGGTGATGTACCAGCTCGACGACCTCTGGAGGGCGTCCTTGATCGACACGAGGTCGGCCGTGAAGCGGTTCTCCTTCCAGTTCACGCTCCCGACGAAGTATCGGCCGGCATGGAGCACGCCCTGCGAAGGATCCGACCAGTTCGTCCAGTAGACGTCGAGGCGTGCGTCGTCGAAGCGGCCCGCCAGCAGGTCGGCCTCGGTCAGTCGGTCGCTGGTGAGCACGCCGTCGACTGAAAGGTTGTCCGGCGCGGCGGTCGACTGGCCTTCGATGGATGTCGGGCGCATGGCGCTTTCGGCTTCGTAGAGCTGCCCGTCGACGACGAGGTCGCGGTCATGGGCGGTGAAGCCCAGAACCACCCCGTCGGTGCGGGTGATGCGGACGAGGGCGGCGATGGTCGTCACCTCCTGCCCGAAATGCGCCTTCAGGGCGGTCGAGATCGTTCTCACAGAGACCTCCTGATGCGGAGTTCGACGAGCTGGACGGAACCCTGGAGGAGGTTTGCATCACTCCACGAAGCAGTCAGCTCGTCGGAGTCAAAACGGCAGGGAACCTCGAACAGGAAGCCCGCGCGGACGGCCTTGCCGGCGGCGGGAGCCGTATCGAATTCGATGATGCCCGTCGCCGGATCGAGCACGAAGCCGTCGGCCGGAACCTCGACGCCGTTGACCGAGGCGACGACCGTGCCGGAGATCGGCTTGGTGATGTCGCGGAGGTATCCGTCGTAGGATTTCACGAGCGCGAACTTCCTCACAGCCCCGTCGCCGACGCCGATGAGCTGGTCGGCTGGGGTCGGGTCGCTCCAGCCGTCGGCTGCCGACGAGTAGTCCTCTGGATCGAGGAAGCGAAAGCCGATGGCGCGGCCCTGACAGCGCATGAAGAAGTTCTTGACCTCGCTCCAGGTCTGCTTGTCGGCGATGCCCGAGGCGATCTGGTACTTGTGGCGGGCCTGGCTCCAGTTGATGTTGCGGAACTCGTAGCCGCTCTCGGTCGAGTCCACGTCCGTCGAGAAGCCGGGGCCGCCCGTCGAGCCGACGGACGCCGTGTGGGGGAAGGATTCCTCAATGAAGTCGGTCATTCGTCATCTGATCCTGTTCGCCTGCTTGGTTGCCGCAAGGACTCGTGCGGTCATCTGGGCCTGCGACCGTTCCGGCGTGTTGCTCGGCGATGCGGACCCGTACCAGTTATTGTTGACCGTAACGCCGCCTCCTCCAATAGCCGCACCAACGTCCGGATAGATGGTGCCGGCCGTCTTCGGCACGAACAGCTCGTGGTTTTCCGAGCGGCCGCCCTTGTCGCCGACGATGACGGCCTGACCAGCGCCGACGTCGCCGCCGTTGGCGAACAGACCCGTCATGCCGGCGTACTTCGAAAGGCCGCCGCCGAAGAAGGACTGGATGCCGCCGAAGATCGACGAGAAGATGTTGCCTCCACCCGATCCGGTGCCTCCTCCCATGCCGCCCATCATGCCTGAAATGGCGTTCTGGAGCGGGTTGGTGACGAAGGATTCGAAGCCGATCTTCGAGAGCGACATCGCGAGGCTCTTGAGGACGTCCATGAAGGAGTTCGCCCCGTAGATCGCGTCCTCGAACGCACCCGCGAAGGCGTCGCCGACGTTCCCGGCCAGCTCCTGCTGCTTCTCCCATGCCTTCTGGGTCTTTTCGAGCTGTTGGGCCTGTGCGTCGAGGGCGGTCATCTGAGCACCGATCTCAGCCGCGTCGGTCGCGTTCTTGCCGCGGGTCGCCTCGTCGATCGACTTCTTCAGCTCGACCGCACGGAGGGCCGCCTCGACGGCCTTCTTCGAGCCTGCGCCGTACGCATCCATCTGATCCTTGATATCGTCGGCCTGCCCCTTGAGGGACGCCATGGCTGCCGCCTGCTCGGCACGGCGACGAGCCTCGTCCTGCGCCCGCATCTTCGATGCCAGAGCCGATGCGTTGCCGTCTGACATGCCGCGGGTCGCGTCTCCGATGGACTGCTCGAGGGCCTGCTGCTGTGCGAGCAGGTCTCCGGCCGCCTCTCCGGACTCGCGGTAGGCGGTTGCAAGCGCATTGTAGTCGGTGATCTGCTGGTCGAGCGACGGGAAGGCCTCGGCGAGCTGCTGGGCCTCCTCCGCCGCCTTGTTCGCGTCGAACTGGGCGAGCGTCGCCGCCTCTACGGCCTTGCGCTGTTCTTCGGTCGCATCCGCGTCTAGGCTGGCGGACGCGGCCTTGGCCTCGTTCGCACGTGTGGCCTTCTGGCCTGCCTCCACGCTCTGACCGTAGCCATCGGCCAGGGCTTCCGCGGCCGTCTTGCCCTGCTCCATGCCGGCGACGGCCTGCGCGAAGCCGAGGTTGGCGTTGCCGTTGCGGATGTCGGCCTGCGTGCCCGCGAGAACCGACAGCGCGTCGTTGATCGTGTCGACGCCCGCACCCGTGTCGGCGAGGCTGTCGGCGAGCTGCTGCTGGGCCTGCGCGTCGGCCGCGTCACGCTGGGAGCGTTCGACGGACTTCGCGGCGCTGGTCGCGTCGGTCGCCTGCACGGGCATGGACGATCCGGACTTCGACGGTGTCGCGCCCGCCAGAGCCTTCTGGAGCTGGTCTTCCGTGATCGTGAACTGGCCCTTGGCAACCTCGGCAGCCGTCGTCTTCTCCGGCGCACCGCCCGTCGACAGGACGGCCTTGGCGAGATCGAGGGCGGCGTCTGCCGATTCCGACGATGACACGGCCGCCATCGCCGAATTCTGGGCCGCCTCGGCCGCCTTGGTCGTCGCGGCAGAACCCGGTCCCGACAGGGCCTTGGACATCGCGTCGGCGTCGAAGGACGGCGTGCCCTTCTCAAACCCGCCATCGCTGAAGTCGTGGTTCTGATACTTGAAGGCCTGATCGACCGTCGCCCCGGAGGAAGCCTGAGGGGTGACGTAGACGCGCGGGGAGACCCCGCCTGCGCCCGACACGCCCGTGGCCTGGCTGATGATGCCGGACTGGGCGCGGGCGAGTGCCGCGGCCGTCCTGAGGTCGCGGATCTGCCTGTCGAAGCCGATCATCGCCGCCTTCTTCAGGCTGTCGGCGATGTCGTCTGCCGCCTTCTGCATGCCCTTCAGGTCGGCGATGTCCTTGTCGTACCGACGCGAGCCGCTCTCCTTGTTCAGCCGCTCGTAGGACTCGATCAGGCCGTCGATCTGGTTGGCCCACTTCTCGTTCTGATAGTCGATCTGCTGGAGAGGCTTCAGCGTGCCGGAATAGGCGTCCGAAAGCGCGGTCTTGAGGGCAGGAACAGCCTCTCCGACGAGGCGTGCCTGCTGATCCCACTGTGCGAAGAAGCTGTCGTCCTTGCCCGCAGCGGCGTTCACCTGCCGCAGTTCGGTGATGGTGCTCTTGGCCTTGTCGACGGACTTCGCGAACGAGTCGATGTCGACCTTCTGGCCCTTCCAGTCGACGACGGACGAGCCATTCGCCTTGGCCTTCGACAGGGCGCGGGAGGCCTCGTCGAGGCTCGCCTGGAGCACGACCGGATTGTTCTTCAGTTCCGCGGCGAGCTGGGCCCGCAGGTTGCCGAGCTTCTGCTTCAGGCCATCCTCGGCCTTGTCGATGTCGGTGAAGAGGCTCGCGAAGACACCGCCCGCCGAGCCGAAGCTGGCGCGCTCGTCCTGGAGAGACTTGAGCTGTGCCGAGACAGTGCCGATCTCGGCCGACAGCATGCGGGCCGTCCTCGATCCGCCTTCCGACGCGTCACCGTTGAGGGTGACGTTGAGCTTCTCCTCAAGCTCGCCGAGCTTCTTCGTGAGAGCATCGGCCGCATTGGCCCCGCCGTCGAACTGCGCGGCCAGCCAGCCGCCGAAACCAGCGTGATCGGCCTCGACTGACTCGAGAGCGTTCTTGACGAGGGCGATGTCCGTGCTCATCCGCTTGGCCGCGAGCGAAGCGCCGTCCGAATTGGAGGCCGACTGGTCGGAGTTGAGCTGGGCTTGAGAGATCTCGGGTCGCGTGTCCTTCTCGAACCACGCGGAGACGCCGTTCAGGATGCCCGCAAGCTCCTTGACCGACCCGGTGATGATGCTGGAACCCTTCGACCAGCCGTCGATGGACTCGCCGAGGCGCACCCAGCCGTCGGAGAGCGAATCCCACGCACCAGCCTGTCCTCCAGCCTCGGCCTTCGCCGCTCCGGAGGACGCCTTTGCGACCTGATCGTAGAGGATTTTCTGGGCCTCGAGGACGCGGCCGTTCTCGACAAGCTTGGTGACCTGCTGGGTCTGCTGGGCCGTGAAGAGAATGCCCGCCTCGCGCAGCTCTCCGATGCCCTGGATGGGGCTGGCATAGGCGCGGCCGAGGAGCTTGACGTTCTCCTGAAGCTCGGATCCGAAAAGCGCGGACAGATCCTGAGCCTGCGTCAGCGTGCCCTTGAACATGTCGCCCGAGACCGAGCCGATGATGCTGAGGGAGGTCGATGCCTGCACGACGGAAGCCTTCGTCGCAAGCGTGGCGTCGGCCAGATCCTGTGAGAAGGCGCGGATCTGCTTGCCCGTGAGGCCCGTCGTGTTCCCGGTGGACTTCAGGACGGCGTCGAGACGGCCGTACACGCGCTCGAACTCGCCCGCAGTGCTGATGCCGTGCACCAGTCCGAGGGCGACTGCGGCGAGACCTGCGGCGAACCCTCCGGCGACGATGGTCGTCGAGGAGAAGATGCCCTTGAGAGCGTTGAACTTGCCGACGGCTTCGCCTGCAGGGCCGCCCATGGATTCGAGCGTGTCTCCCACCTTGCCCAGGGACTGTCCGGCGGCGCCCGTCGCACCATCCCCGGAGGCTGACCTCTGCTTCTGCAGGGCCTCGGTGAGCCTGAGGACTTCCTCACGCTCCTCCTTGGTGGCCTTCGAGCCGAGCGCACGGACGGCAGCCTCGCGTTCGTTGGCCTCCGTCAGCTCGCGGACGGCCGTCTCGCCCTTGGCCTGCGCCGCGGCGAGCTTCTCGCCCTCGGCGACCTGTGCCCTGAGGGCCGAAATGGAGTCCTGACGCTTGGATGCATCGGCTTGGTCGGCCTTAACGTTGGAAGCCGCCTCGGCTTCGGAGCGTGCACGTTCCTGCTCGGCCGCCTGCAGGGCCGATACCTGCGCTTTCTGGTCGGCAAGGGCACGGGTCAGCTCGACGGCGCGCTGCTTCTGCTCGTCGGTCGCGCGCGATCCGAGCTTCTTGACGGCGGCTTCTTCCTGTTGCTGCTTGAGGGCGGCCTCGACGGCGTCTCCGCCTGCGATATAGGCGGCCGAGAGCGACTTCTGACGCTCGACCTCCTCCTGCATGCGCTGGAGCGAGGATTCGCGGCGCTGGTTCGCCTTGTTGTCAGCCGAGGCCTTCTTCTCGGAAGCCGTCGCAAGCTTCCCGGCGGCCACCGCGGCCCCGTTCATCGCCTCGGCTTCGGCGCGGGCGGACGTGGTGACGGCCTTGGAGGCCTCCGCCTGCTCCTTCGAAGCCGCGGCGAGACCCTGCATCTCGGTCCTAACCTTCGCGGAGACCCCGGTGAAGCGATCCTCCGCCTCGATGACGACTCCCAGCAGGGTATCCGCGCGTGCCATTCGACCTCCTACGGAGCGGTCTTGAGCCACTCCCTTGCGTACTTCTCGATCTCCGCGGCGACTTCCGCCTCCGGGAGCGACATCTCGTTCATCCAGATCCTATCGAGGCTGAAGACCAACCGCATTTCCCACAGCGCGAGGTCCGCCTCGAACAGCCGGACGTAGGCGTCGGCCTCGGTGAACGAAATCGGCTGCCATGCGCCCGTCGCCGTGCGCGTTCTGGCCATGGAGAGGGCGTGGAATACCTGCCAGGCGTTGTCGAGACCGGCCGGGACGGGTTCGTCGAGGCCGAGCATGACGGGGTGCGGCTTGGCGCCCCGGCCGATCAGGCTGACGTAGTGCTCGCGCCACGACCTGCGCGGTGCTTTCGACCCTTCTGGGACGGGGATGCTTCGGCCGAGCCAGAGGATCCGACGGAGCCGTGGTCCGAGCTGCTCGAGTCCGTCGGCAAGAAATTTGATCGGGTCTCGACGAAGGAGGCCACGCGCTCCAGGAGCCACGGGAAGCGGATGAAGACGGCGCGGGCGTTGATCTCGGAGAACTCCAGCGCCGTGCCGTCGGCTTCGATGGAGATTCCGAACCAGTCGATGACGCACTTGGCGAAGACTTCGGCCAGAAGCTCGTCGAGGACGGTCTGCGGCAGCTCTCCATCCGCCTTGGTCTTCTCGTGGATACGCCGCTTCATGACGACGATGGCCGTGCGGTAGGCCGCACTGTCCTGTCCGCGCAAGGTGATCGACCACGGCTGGCCGTCGGCGGTGACGAAGAAGCCGGAGAAGTCCGGCTTGATGAGGAGCAGCTTCTGGCCCTCTTCCGATGTGGCCTTGGTGTCGAACGCGACGAGCGAGTCGGTCATTCTTGAGTCCTTCTGAAACGGCCAGAGGCGGCCCGTGTGTGGAGCCGCCTCTGTGATCTGAATCCCTGGCGGTTCAGTCCATTATGCTTCGTCGTACGTGGACTGGAATGCCAACATGCAACCGCTGATCGGGTCGAGCAGGGCTTCGAAGTTGACGGTCACCGTCGCGCCGCCCGTGCCGTCCGCGGTCACGGAGGCCGAGTTGATCTTGTGCCTGCCCATGATGATGGAGAGGAACGTGTCGTCGGCGCCGGCAAGTTCCACGTCCAGCGGCAGCTCGGCTTCGGATTCGAACCGCTCGATGAAGGACATGTCCTCCATGTATGCGGTGTAGGATCCGGTCACGCCGAAGACGCCGTCGAAGAGCTTGGGCACGAAGTTGCTACCGACGACCGCGTCGCCAGCGATCGAGTTCGTGGTCGTGAAGTTGAACGCGGTGAGCAGCGCGATCTTCTCGCCGGCGAGACGGATGGAGCCGTTGACGGATGCCGCGAGGTCGCCTGCGATAGGCTCCAGCGGGGCCGCGTCCTGCGATGTCGTCGCGGTGACCTGGTCGAGGCCGCGCAGCGTGTAGTTGACGGTGGCGATGCCAGTCGTCGGCAGATCGAATGCCGCCTGGTCGACCTTCACGCCGCGGGCGTGCAGGAACTTGGAGGCTCCGCTGATCTCGGGGAAGCGGGTCTCGATGAAGTAGGAGACGTCCTGCTTGCCATTTTTCAGGACCTGGCCGATGACCGCGATGGTCAGCGTCGCGTCGTCCTCGGACGTGAATGCCGTCTCGTCGCGCTTCTGGAGAACGATCGAGGAGAAGTCTTCGGCGACCTCGACGATCTTGGCTACGACAGGCTGGCCGCCGCCCTGCGTCAGACCCGTGACGGTGACGTTCAGGCCTGCGAACAGACCGGAGAATGCGTTGGCCGCGCCGAGCAGCGTGCCGTCGGTGTCCAGATCGAAGGTGCCGTTCTTGGTGGCGCCGGCCGCAAACGAGTTGCCGACCGCGCCTTCGAGCCAGAAGTCGACCGAGCCGATGGCGATTTCGTCGCGATACTGGCCAGTCGCCCTGCGAACGCCGTGGCGGGAGAAGGCCTTCTGGCGGTCGGAGCGGATACGCGCCGAAGAGTAGACGTCCTTCTCGAGGCTCATCTGGCCGCTGACGCGCTCCATCTTGCGGAGCTTGGCACCGGGTGCCAGAACGCCCTGGGACTGCTCGCGCGTGGCCAGGACTTCAACTGTGATTGCGGTTTGGATAGACACTGAAGTGTGCTCCTTATCTGGCCTGCGAGGGCTGTCCCTCGACGGTGTGGAAGACGATGCTGTAGGCCACGTTGACGAGGCCCTGCGGATACTCCCTGTCCTGCGGATCCGGGAGCCGGATGCGGTCGGGGGTTAGGGATTTGACGAGTCCACCGATGCGCCACGCCTTGTCGGCGTAGAGGGCGGTCTCGATCTGCTCGGCGATCTGGTCGAGCACCGCGTCGACGCTCTCGGAAGGAGCGGACGAGTACCCGGCCACCACCAGCGAGACGTTGTGCTCGATGACGCGGGGGGAGGAGGCCGTGATCGGACGCATGTCGTCGTCACCGAAGTAGACCGACAGGCAGGGCGTGTTGCCTTGTCCGAGGCGCGGCGTGCGCTGGGCATAGACCCGACCCTCGACGAGAGGCACGCCGGAGGCGAGCACCTGTCTGAATCCTTCCATGACCTGTTCGCGAATGGTCGCCATCGGTTCCCCGGTTTACTGCGGTAAACGAATCCTTCGGACGAGTTGGCCGCGGCCAACCGAATCCTTGAGGCCGATGATGGGCATGCAGAGGACTCGACGCATTTCCGACGGCAGGATCAGGGCCCGACGCCGTCCTCTTGGAGAATGAGCGCGACGATGCCGTTGTCCTGCGGCTCGGTTCCGACGATGCGGTAGTCGACGCCCGCGTGGCGGACGAGGTATGCGGACTCCAGAAGAACCGGGTCTCCGCGGACGGGGACGGGCACGTCGGCAGTGGCGAGCTTGCAGCGGGTCTGCTTGCCTTCCATCGGAATGCCGTTCTCGTACCAGCGCACGAGGTGGTTCTCGTTCCACATGGCGTTAGGCAGCGCGAGGCTCGCACCCGTCTCGCGCCAGACGAAGCGCACCTCCTCCACGTCCTTCAGGACGCGGAGGATCCGGTCGGCGAATGCGGCCTTGCGGAAGTGGCGGCTGGGCATGTCAGGCTTCCTCGTCCGGAGTAGGAGACATCGAGAACGGCGACGTGTCCTCGATCCAGTACGTCCCGTCCCCATTGAAGCGGATCGTGTCGCCGATGCCACCGTAGGTCGTCGCGTCGCCTTCGACGCGGGCGATCACGGCCTGTCCTTCGGCGAGCGGCGGATCGCCACTTGTCAGGTTGACGATGACGCCTGTGGCCAGCCAGTAGATGTAGAGATAGGGCATTTTCAGTTCCTTCTTGGTTGGTTGGTTGGTTTAGATCGTGACGGCCTTGTAGACCCATGCACGCCAGCGGACTTCGCCGCGGCCGCCGCCGCCGTTCGTCGTGGCGTTGCCGGAGACCCCCGCACCGCCGCCGCCGCCGGGGATGCCGCCGTTGCCGCCGATTCCCGTGCCGCCGCTCGCCGCGCCGCCCGCGCCGCCCGTGCCGTAGCTCCAGAAGTCGTCGTCGAAGGCGTTGTTTCCGTTCGCGCTGGCCGTCGCAGGCCCGACGAACTTCGACTTGACGCGGCCATACGAGGCGCCGCCGCCGGCGATCGGAAACAACGTCGAGCATGCGCCTCCATGTCCGGGGCCGTCGTAGTTGTTGGCCTGGACGAACGCAGCCCACGAGCTCTGCAGCTTGCCCATGTCCGCGCCGACATAGCCCTGCATGGCGCGCATCGCCTCGGTCTGCGACGACTGCTCGGCCGCATTGTTTCCGCCGCGGATCGAGAAGGTGCTGGACTGCACCCATGCATCGGGAGCGCCGGAGTTGCAGAACTCGGAATATCCGCCGCCGTTGCCGGGCGCACCGCCCAGGCCGACGACGTAGGGGATGGTGTCAGGCAGCGCGGAGAGCGGGATGTCCAGGCGCACGGCCACGTCGCCGCCGAAACCGCCGAAGGTGTTCGTCGCACCCCACGCGCCGCCTGCACCACCCTGGATCGCCTGGACGTCGATAAAGATGAGGTCTTCTGAAACTCCGGCGAGATCGGGGTTGTCGGCAAGGATGAGAGCCTTGATCGCCGCCTTCGTCGTCGATCCGGACGTAGTGTACTTGTAGACGTTCTTGCCGCCGTTGACCTTCAGGTCGACGCGCTGGACGAGCTTCGATGCGGCAAAGCCCGTGCCGGGGATGCGAACGGGCGTGCCGTCGGACGTCCGGGCGACGATGCTGTCGGTGCCAGACAGGAGCGCCTTTGCGGCGAAGTTGGCGGCATGGATGTCCGCGAGCTTCGCGGTCTTGGCGACCCCGCCGACGCGAACCAGATACTCGGCGTCCGTCGCAGAAGCGGCAGAGCCGGCCGCCGCGAGAGTCTGCTGTAGAAGACCCAGGGCCGTCGTCGACCGAAGGCCGTCCGCCGTCTGCAGGAGCAGGGATTCGGATCCGTCCAGCGTGGACGCGGCGGCCGCGGCCACCATCATGAGAGCCTGGACGGCTGCCGTTCGAAGACCCAGAGCCGTGCGGACGTTGACCTTGTCTGTCGGTGCGGCGGAACCGGCAGTGGCGAACTCGAGAGCGGCCGCCTGCGCGACGGTCATTCGCCGGACTCCGGAAGGGGTGGTGACGAGTACCTCTTCCGTTCCGTCCACCGTCGACAGGGCTGGGGCCTCCATCTGGTGGAGCTGCTGCACGTCCGCACGGCACGTCCCGTCCGCGGTCTCGACGACCAGCATGTCGATGGGAGCGACGGTGTCCGCCGGAGTGAGGTCTCCGATCTTCTTCGGTGCTAGTGCCATTCGTTCAGTCCTTTGATCAGAGTGCCATTTTCAGAATGTAAGCTCGCCAGCGAACCTCGCCGCGTCCGCCAGCCCCGGTCGAGGTGGCGTTGCCATCGCGTCCGCCGCCTCCCCCGCCGCCGGGGACGCCACCGTTGCCGCCCGTGCCAGCCGGGTTACCTGCGGCGCCCGTGCCGTAGCTCCAGAAGTCGTCGTCCTTGGCGTCGAAGCCCGCCTGCCCCTGCGTCGTCGGCCCGCCCACCTTCGACCTGACACGTCCGAATGAGGAACCCCCTCCCGAGTATGGAGACACGCTGCTGGATGCCGCACCGCCGTGACCCGGCCCGGTGTACGAGTTGGGAGCGATCGTCGTGGCGTAGGCGTTGGCCGTCAGCGTCGTGTCCGGCCCGGCGTATCCCTGCCCGCCGCGCATCGCCTCGACATAGCTCGTATGTTCGGCCTTGGTGTTCCCACCGCGTGCCGAGAACAGGCTGGACTGCACCCATGCATCGGGAGCGCCGGAGTTGCAGAATTCGGAATAGCCGCCGCCGTTGCCGGGCGAGCCGCCGATGCCGACGGCGTAGGGAACGGTTTCCGACAGGGCAGAGAGCGGGATCCCCGACTTGTACGCCACATGCCCGCCGAAGCCACCGAACACTCCGCTGGTACCCCAAGCACCGCCAGAGCCTCCCTGAATCGCCTGGACATCGAGAAAGATGAGGGAATCGGGAACACCTGCGAGGTCTGGGTTGTCCGCGAGGATGAGGTTCCGGATCGCCGTCTTGGTGGTTGAACCGCTCGCCGTGTACTTGAAGTAGGTCTTGCCGCCGTTGACCTTGAGCCTGACCTTCTGGACGTTCTTCGCCGCGAGGAAGCCGGAGCCGGGGATGCGGACGGGCGTGCCGTCGGACTTCAGGCCGATGATGCTGTCGTCGGCCGAGAGCTTCGCCTTCGCCGCGAAGTCGGCGGCATGGATGTCCGCGACCTTCGCGGCCTTGGCGACCCCGCCGACGCGAACCAGATACTCGGCTCCCGTCGCGGATGCGGCGGAGCCGGCCGCCACAAGGGCCTGCTGCAGAAGGGCCAGTGCGGTCGTCGACCGGAGGGTGCCGGACTTGCCGACGAGGACTGCCTCGACCCCGGTGATGGTCTCCGCGGCCGTGGCGGCGATCATCAGAAGGGTCCCGATGGCGATCTCCCTAAACCCCGCGGATGTGTGAATCTTGACCACGTCGTCGACGTCGACGGCTGCGGCCGCTTCGGAGTATGGCTCGGCGAGGTCTGCCGAAAGGATTCGATGGACTCCGTCCGGCGTGTCGGCGAGCAGGCCTTCCTGACCAGTCGCGGACGGAAGGGATGCGGCCGGCATTAGGTGTAGCTCCTCGGCCGTCGCCCAGGCCGTGCCAGCGTCAGTCCCGACTACGAACTGGTCGCCGCTCTCGACCGAGGCCGCCGCCGGCAGGACTGGGATTTTCTTCGGCGACGCCATGCGACTTCTCCAACCGTAGTTACTTATTCGTCTTCTTCGTGAAGATCTTCATACTGAATTGGCCCACCTGCAACGCCTGCTGGCGTCTCCCAGACGATGATGTTGCCACCACTCGTCATGAGGTACGGCCCCTTGAGGGGATCAGGCCTGTCCGTCACCTGCGAGCGGGCGGCGGACGGTGAAAGAGCAAGAGCGAACCGCACGGGCGATCTCCTAGATGAAACCGACGATGTCCTCTGCGGTCGTTCCGGTCGCGTAGACGCGGACGGCGATCCCGACATGAAGGTACCCGGTAGGAACGGCCTTGAGCACGACGTCCATGCCATCCGTGCCAGCGATGCGAAGATCGCCCCCGGTACCGATGTAGAGGGAGCGAGCGATGTTCGGCTGCTCGTCCGCATCGTCCGGGACGATGTTGAAATACCGCATCGCCGGATCCTGCAAGTTTGCCGGGAGCTTCGATCTGTTGAACGCCATGGCGACGAGTCCTTGTTGAAATGAGAAGAGCCGGGGCCTTGCGGTCCCGGCCCGGATGGGTGACGAAGGATTCGAAGCCCTTAGACGAGGTCGACTTCGAGCAGGGCCTGAGGCTTGCTCATGATGCCGAGGACGTTCATCTGGGCCTCGAGGTCGATCTGGCGACCACGCAGGTCCGGGTAGCCCCAGGAGTAGCGCGGGAGGCCGCGGCCACCGATGTCGTCGATCTTGTCGGACGGGCTGAAGTACAGCTTGTAGAGACCGGGGACGCCGACCGGACGGGCGAAGCCCTTCTCGGCAGGAGTGCCGATGAGACCATCGTCGGAGCCGAGCTTGTTGATGATCATCACGCCGCCGTACGCGAAGCGTTCGAATGCGAGACCACCTTCGCGCAGGAAGGCACCGTCCTGGAATCGCTCGTAGGCCTTCTGGGTTTCGTCGAGGTTGACGATGTGATCGTACAGGTCGTCGCCCACTTCGAACTCGATGCCGAAGCCGTTCTGGGCCTGCACGCCGAGGGCGGCAGCCATCTGGCGGCGCATCTTCTGGAAGAAGGCCTTCAGGGGTTCTGCACCCGAGGAGTCGAGGACGAGTTCGTCCGGCTTGGTCAGGTTGAGCAGATCGCACAGGTCGTACTTGATCGAGCCGTCGGCGTCGAGGATCGTGCCGCGGGTCATGCCCTGCAGGACGTATTCCTGGGTCTGGTCGAGGTTCACGCCCATCCGTGCAACGCGGTCGTTACGCTCGGAGGCGATGTTCTTGAGAAAGTTTCCGCCCGTCGCCCAGACGTTCCTGATCTCGTCGGCGGTGATCGTGTCTTCCTGGTCGTACCTTACCGTTTCGATGCGGATGCCCGAACGCTTGGTCTTGTCGAGGCGCACGCCCGGTCCGCCGCGCGGGCTGGACTGGATCACCTGAACGGTGTCGTTGATGACCTCGAGGGCGATGGCGTCGGTGGCGACGCGGACTTCCTCAGCGCCGAGCGACTTGCTCAGGTCGGAGATCGCCTTCTGGCTGCGGTTGATGACGTCCGTCATCTCGACTGCGCCGTAGAGATCCTTGTTCCAAGCGTCTCTGATGGTAACCATGTGATCGAATCCTTCTTCGAGAGCTTAGCGGGCGATGATGCCGACGGACTTCAGTCCGGCGATCGCAGCGGCGCGCTGGGTGTCGTTGGGAGCAGTCGCCGCGTAGCGATGCAGGTTGATGAGCTTGCCGTTGACCTCGGCCGCACGGACGTGTGCCGTGATGTCCTTGGCCTGTCCGGCGAGAAGCGAGACGCCTTCGTAGGCAACGCCCCAGACCGTCGCGAAGTCCGTCAGGGTGCCGCGGAAGTCATACGGAGCGATGGTGCCGTCGGCGGCCTTCTTCGCGAGCAGGGTGCCCGCAGGAAAGACCACCGGGCCGGCGATCACGACGGCTTCGCGGCTCTGGTTGCCGTTGCCTTCCGAGATGAGGTGCTCCCCGGTGTGAACGCCCTCAGCGAGGGTGGACGAACGAATCTGGGCCATTATCGAATCCTTCAGTTGACTGGCCGATTAGGCCTTCTTGTTGCGTTCAGCCTGCGAGGCGAGCCTGCGGGCGTAGATCTCGTCGGCGTCTCCGGAGAGCGTCTTGCCGTCGACGACAGCCTGCGCGCCGACATGGAAGCCGGAGACCGCGGACTTGGCCGAGTGGGCCGCCAGACGGTTCAGGAGCAGGCTGCGGGCCTTGTTCGGCGAACCGCCCGACAGCTTCAGAACCTTCGCCAGCATCTTCTCGGATCCGAGGGACGGGTCGACCTTTGCGGCGCGCTTGACCAGCGAGCGGACTTCGGCGCGGCGCTTGACCAGGGCCGATGCGTCGGCAGCCGTGCCACCCTTGCGGATCAGCCGTTCGGCCTGCTCCGGGATGCCGCCTGCGTTGCAGATCTTGACGATCGAGGCCGCAGTCGATGCTGTCATAGGACGCTGGGCCGAGGTCTTCGAGGCACGGCGGGCCGCGGCGCGAGCCATCGGATCCTTGGTGTCTTCCTCGTCTTCGGCTGCGCGCTTGGCCTTCTTCGACTTCTTGGCGACGGCGGGCTTGTCTTCCTCGTCGCCTTCGGCTTCTGCATCGTCCTCGTCGCCGAGAACGTCTTCGCCGTCCTCCTCGTCGATCAGGTCCGCATCTTCGGCGTCCAGCTCGTCCTCGTCGGAAAGGTCTACGTCGTCGTCTTCGCCGAGGAACTCCTCGTCGTCTTCAGCCGCGTCGAGATTGTCCTCGTCGTCGCCTTCGAGAGCGTCCAGCTCGTCTTCCGTCGTCTGCTCGGCCTTGGCCTTGCGGGCTTTACGGGCGTTCTTGAGCTCTTCGTCTTCGATAGCCTTCGCCATGTCGACCCCTTCGAGAATGATCGGTTGCTGTCTGTTGGGATCAGATTCGCTCGCCAGCGCGGAGAGCGCATTTCCGAAAGAAGTCACCTCGTCGGCGAGGCCTTCCATGACCGCGTCCTTGCCGAAGAAGCAGGCGGCCTCGGTGTCGCGCACGTCCTGTTCGGGCATGCCGCGCAGACGGGCGACGTTGGAGACGAGCAGGTCGTACGCGCTGTCGACTTCGGCTTGAATCCTTCCCTTGACATCCGCGGAGAGCGGCTCGATGTCGGACCCTTCGGCCTTGTGCGCGCCTGCGAAGATCGGGGTGAGCTTCACGCCCGCGTTCTGGTACGCGACGCTGTTGTCCTGGTGGAAGCAGATCACGCCGCAGGATCCGGCTCCGCTGGTGACGGACACGAGGATGCGGTCGACGCCGCTCATGAAGACATAGGCGGCCGAGAACATGCGCTCGTTCGAGAAGGCCCAGATGGGCTTGGTGCCCTTCATCTCGGACAGGGCCTGCGCCGCGTCGAAGAGGCCGGCGACTTCGCCACCCGGCGAATCCACGTCGATCAGGATGCCCGTCACGCCGGGGTCGTCGATCGCCTTCTGCACGGATGCGAGCACGGACGAGTAGCTGGTGAGGCCGGACATGGCGTCGAGATAGCCGCCGCGATGGCAGAGCTCTCCGATCATCGGAACGATCGCGACGTTGCCCACGACCTCGTAGCCGCGCTCGTCGACGTCCGCCTCGACGATGTCGCACTCGTCGTCCATGAAGGCCTTCTTGCCGAGTCCCAGACGGTCGGAGACGGCGTTGATGACCGCCTTCCCGGCGCGTTCCTCGATGGCCAGAGGCGTGCCGACGAGCCGTCTCGAGAGGTAGGACAGGTGCCTGCGCTGGGCGATCTTCTTGAGCATGGGTACCCCGTTCGTGGGGGCGGCATGTCGACGTGTATGCATGTATGCACGTATGCAGTCATGCATGACGACATGTCGCCAATCATGCATGCAAGCATGTCGTCATGACTGCATGCATGCATGTCCGACGGAGGTTATCGACGCCAGCCGAACAGTTTCTTCAGGAAGCCCGATTTCGCGGCCGCCTGCGGCTGGTAGACCTTCTCGCCGTTGTCGTACACGGCGCGGCGGCTGCGTGCGCCCTGAGCGGCGTTCCCGTCCCTCTGGGTCTCGTCCTGACGGCGTGCGTCCTCGTCGGCCGCACGTTCCGCGTCGATGTCCTCGATGCGCTCTCCCATGCCGGCGGCCTCACGCTCGCGGGACGAGATGCCCATCTCGAGACGCTTCTGCCTCGCGGTCTCTTCCTGGACCGGGTGCACATAGGACCACTCTGTCGGCACGAACATCGCCTGACGGAGCTGGCGGTCGGACATGCCGCGCGGCGGCTTGATGATACCCGACAGGACGGCCGAGTTCAGCACGGCGCGATAGATCGGCCTGACCGTCTGCGGGACGATCTGCTGGTACTGGATCTCGCCCATGTGCCGTTCGAAGTGGTTCCTTGCCGACTTGTGCATGCGGTCGTTGCCAGACGACCAGTCGTTCGAGACGTGCTCGTAGAGCGCGCCGAGGCTCGTCGCGATCTGACGGTCGATGTACTTGACGAACGGTTCGAACGAGCCGCCCACGTCGGCCGCCTGCATGGTCGTGGCGGTCTCGCCCGGCTGGAGGCTGATCACGTCGCCCGGCTGGAAGCGGAGCTCACCGACAGGGCCTTCCTCGTGATACTCAGCCTCGACGCCCTCATCGCCCGCGGCGTCCGCCCATCCGTCGGCGAACGTGCCGCCCTCGTTGGCAGCGCGCGAGATGACCATCGAGATCTGCGAGACGGCCTGCTTTCTGACCAGCTCGTTGTCGATGTAGAAGTCCTTGCCGTAGAGCGCGATGATCGCACGGGCCAGACCGGACTCGCCACGGAGCTGGCCGTCGCGGGCGTTCCAAATCCGCTGGAGCATGATGTCCTTCGGGATCGTGATGATCTCCTGGCTCTTCTCGATGGCGAGGCCGGCCCAGTCCTCCGGGTGCTCCCGGTACATGCGGAAGCCCTTCCTGCGGCCGTCGCGGCCAAGCAGGATGCCCATCATGGCGCGGTCGCCGTTCACGTATTGCTGGGTCTCCGAGAGCGGGCAGAACTCGCTCTCCAGTCCCTTGATCTGGAGCGGCACGACGCCGTCGTTCCGGTATCGGCCGTAGACGAGCTGGAGGAAGTGGTCGCCTGCGACGAACGCGCCGCGCTCGGCAGCCGTCAGCACGCCGTCCCAGTTCTTCAGACCGTAGAAGTCGGCCTGCTCTTCCCAGTCGGCGAGGATTTCGAGCATCTCCGCGTCGAAGACCTTGTCTCCTGTCGCCGGGATCATGCTGAATCCAGGGCCGATCAGCTCGGTGATGATGCTGTCGACGCCGCCTGCGGCCTGTCCGTTCTGACGGTACAGGTCACGGCCACGCGCACGGAGCATCTCGCCCGCGCCGAGAAGCGATGCGTTCGGGCCGGGGTTGCCCAGAGCGTAGTCCTCGCCCCGTCCATAGATGGAGGCCGCACGATATGGGAGCTGCCCGCCGAATCCGACCTGCGTCGGCCCGGTGCGCTCGAACATGGCGACCTTCTTGGTGCCGTCGGCCATCGTCTTCTTCTCGATGCGGATGCGCGGCTCGGCCTTGAGGCTCTTTCTGGTCATCAGAAGCCCCTCCCACCGCTCCGCATGCGCCAGACATACCTCTGGCGGCTCCCCTGACGGCGTTCGAGGTCGGCGCGGATCTGGAGCAGCTCGTCGACGGTGCGGTACTCGACGTTCTCAGACCCGCTCTGGGCCTTCGACACGCCCTCGACGAGGATCGTGTTGATGTTGACGAGGCCTTCTTCTGTGGTCGGTGCTTCTTCGGCCATCTATCGTCTCCGCTGCATGCCCTTGGGCACCCTGATCATCTTGGACGTCGGCGATCCGGGTGGCGGAAGCCGCACGGGTGCCTTCTCCGGCTTAGTCTGGGGCGAGCTGAGCCCCTGTGCATCTCCGAGAGAGGCCTCGACGGGGGTCAGGGACTTCTCCGAACGCGGGATGGTGGGCACGAACGGCTTCGGGGCGCCCGTGTCGGGCTTCGGAGGAGGCGCGCACATCTTCTGCTGGACGGCCGCGGGAAAGGACTGGATGGCCTTCAGCGCGATCATCGCGTAGACAAGCAAGTCCCACCCCTCGTTGCGCACGTGGCCCTTCGTCCGCAGCTCCCAGAGGCGCTGGGACTTGCCTCCCTTGAACCGAATGACCAGCTTCTCGCTCGAAATCTGGTCGACGTACTCGTCGGTGAGGCCGTCCGACAGGTGGATGTAGCCGTGCTTGGCCGGATCCTTAACCTGTAGGCGCGCGATCGTGAAATCCTTGGCCGCGTTGGAGCTGACGTTGTGGATCGGCGTGCGCAGGGCGTTCTTGAACGAGGCGGCCGGCGGCCACATCTCGCTCCTCTGGCCGTTCTGTTCGGCCTTGCCGACGATGGCGAAGGCGCCGCGACCCTTGTTTCGGTTCACCCACTGGGTGGCGTTGGCGCGGTTGAAGTTCACGTCGACAAGCGTGACGCACGGGCGGAACGGCAGGCCGTCGCGACGGTGCAGAGGCTCACCGAGATAGGGTGCCAGGGAGGCCCAGACGTCGTGCTCGCCCGTAGGCCCCCATAGCTGCTTGTGCTTGAGCACCCACGCCTGCTCGTTCGCGAGGTTAAGGGCCGTGTGCGTGACTTCCAGACGGTCTCCCTGCACGTCGACGGTCGCGACGACGAGATGCGCCTCGTCCGGGACGAACGGGAGCGGCTCCATGCGGGCCTTCAGACCGGCGCGGTCGACTTCCTGCGCCTCCTCGAGCCACGGAAGCGCGAGTTCGGTGTTGACAAAGGTCTGGAGCTCCTGCGGGTTGTTCTTGACCTCGAGGAAGTTGCGGGCGAGCTGCTCCAGCGTCCTCGAAGGATTATAGAGGGAGCTGGCCCAGAAGCCTGCCTTGTAGTTCGAGATCAGTCGCTTGCCCGTTTCAGGGTCGATGAAGTAGTGGACCTGCGCCCACTCGTCCCAAAGCCACCTCGAACGGTCGTTCAGATGGTCGACCGGGTTGATCACCGTGCCGTCCTCGGCCGTCAGGGGCTTGGTCTGGTACCAGCGGACGTTACGTAACGCCGCCATGCGTTGCTGGTTGCTCATCAAGCTCCCACAGGCCGCGCAGGCGTATTCCGCGGTCTCAGGGTGGTGAACTCGGTTGGGACTCTCCCCAGTCGATGACCACTTCACGCCGTGGAGCGAGTCCTCGGTGCCCCAGTCGAGCACCTGCAGATGTCCGCAGGCGGGATCGGGGCATGCGACCGCCATCTTGCGCATGTCCGACTTCAGGTAGGCCTTCCAGATGCGGCTGTGCTGGTTCGTCGGCGAACACGTGAGGATCATCAGGCTGTTGTACGGGTACCTGAGCATGCGCTTGGATGCGAGCTGGATCGCGTCGCCTTCGTCCGTGTCGGTATATTTGTCGATCTCGTCGAGCATGACGATGCGGAACTTGAGCATAGCCAGGTTGGATGGCGATCCGGCCGACGTGAGCACCAGAGACCCACCCGGAAAGGCCTTGTAGAGCAGCGTGGAGTCTCCTTCGCGGCCCAGAGACGGCCGGACGCGGGATCGAAGCTCCGGAGATCTCAGGATGTTCGGCCCGAGCTTCTCGCGAGAGAACTTCTTGCTCATCTCGTCCTTATCGAGCATCAGCATCATGCGGGTCGGGTCGCGGTGGATGTGATAGCCCTGCACGACCTCCGAGAAGGTGGTCTTGAAGAACTGAACGCTCCCCACGATCACGATCTCGCGAACTCCGGGTTCGGTCGGCGCACTCAGGGGGCCGCGTGCAGGCTCGACGCGGGACTGGTCGTAGAGGCCGTCGTCGAGATAGAAGTGCTGCTCGGCCCATTCCCAGTAACGTTCGCGTGGCACGGGCGTGTAGACGCGCCTCGAGGCCTGAAGGCGGCGTCTGCGATAGGCGGTGAACGCCTCGTGCGTCGTGCGCGGAGCGGAGAGCCTCTGGAGCTGGTCGAGCGTCTCGGGATCCGTCAGTCGACCCGTGGTCTTACTGCGCGCCATCGTCGTCCTCCCCTGTGGCCGCCGCGGCCGCATCGTCCTGGAACCCGTCCGGCGCATCCTCGAAAATGAGGACGAGCTTGGTCAGCACGCCGTCGACGGCCTTCTTGAGGATGTGCATGCATTTTGTCGGGTCGCTCTCGATGGACAGCGCGTCGGCGTAGCGGCCGGGCATGTCGAGGAGCGCAGTCCGGACTTCCGCATCCGCCATCTCCCTCTCGGCCACCGCGTCGTCCATGTGGATCAGCACGCCGTAGGCCTGAGCGAGCTTGAGTTCGGCGAGCTGGGCCATGGCGGCCTTCTGTCTGATCTCCCACTCCGCACCGCCGTCGTCGCCTTCGGCCGGGCCGCCGCGCTCCTCGATCGCCTTGTTCACGGAATACTCGAGGATCCACTTGTGCACGGCCGAGATGTCGAAGATCCAGGCGTCGCCGCGCTTGACCGCGCGCTTGACGAATGGGCATCCCTTCTTCTCGACCCAGCCGCGGAGCGTGTTCGCGTCGACACCGAACAGCCGCGCGCAAGGAGCGAGTCCTTCGATCTGCGTGCCGACGAGCGTGACGGTTTCCGCGGCTGCCGATGATGAGGTCGGTTCCGAATTGTTGACAACGTCCGGCGCGTCACTTGCAACGACTGCGGCCTCGTCTGTCTTTTTTCTGCGAGCCATGTTCATTTCTCATTTCTGTTGCAGTTCTGCAACGATTTCTGTCAACTGTTTTTGCCGATGACGACAACCGACGGGTGGTGATGATGATGAGCTATGCAAAAAACATTCATACCCAGAGGACAGACGCCAATCTGCGAAACCACTCCGGGCCACAGGGGGTTCAGGGTCCCCGGTCAAATAGGTTGACACGCGTAGCAGTTGCAAATGCCATTCCTTCCGCTTTCGTTTCGACTGTCGTTGCATTTCGGCCACGTCCACATTCTTTGTGCCCTGAGCCATGCACTGGACGCATGTCCGTCGGCGGGGTTTCGCGAAATCGTGTCAAGCCCCTCATGCTCGTCAGCGCCTCTCTATGGTGCGTCTGATCACGTCCCGGAGAGCGTCGGGGGCGATCTCGCCGGCACGGCGGATGGCCCACTCGCGGAAGCCGTACTTCGGGTTCGGATAAGACCTCTGCTTCACGAAGGCAACGAGCGTCTTGAGCTTGTCCGGCATTCCCGGCGACCTGATCCTCTGGAACAGACCGACCCTCGTCCCGGCCGGCGCGCCGCCCTTTTTCGAGTTCGGAACGCCGAACCACTGGCCCTTCACCGTCTGCTGCTGCTTCACGTAGTCGACGGGCAGGTTGCCATGGCCGTCGAGGGGCGCGTCGACAGGTACGGCCAGACGCTTCGGCTGCCGAACGCCCGCTGGCCTTGATCGGTCGTCCACGCCGCCGTCTTCCTGCAGGCCCAGATAGGCGGCCTGGATCGGCTTGTGGTCGAGCGTCACCCTGAGGCTGTCGGGGGTCGCCTTGTCGATCACCATCGACCGCTTCGTCCACTCGACAGCACCGCCCTCGAAGATGCCGTCCATCCGAGAGAGGTTCTCCTTCTGGAGCTGGAACGCGACGTCGTTCAGGGTCTTGGCCATGACCTTCGGCAGGTCGCCCTCCAGGGTGTCGACCCGCTTCTGGAATTCCGAGAGCTGCCGCTCGAAGGATTCAGCCATGCCAGTCCCTCCTCTTGAGTATGCCGGGCAGGCCCAGCTCCCGTGCTTCCGTGTCCGCCAGTTCCATGGCCTCGGTCAGGCCGACGCGGCGGCCGTCGATGAAGTGATGCGAGAGCGGCCCGTTGCGGCGGTTCTCGTATCGCCTCCCGAACACGGCGGCGATCTTGTCTGTGGGGATGGAGTCGTGGTCTTCGAGGACGCTGCGGGCGCGGCGCATCGACTGGGTCTCGAGGGGCTGGTCGGGGTTGCGTGCCGACCATGCCCGGAACTCCCAATAGACTTCGTTGTAGGAGCATCCGGTGTATGCGCAGACGTCGTGGATGTCCGCCTCGCCGTGGAGAATGCGGTCGAACCACTCGTCCTTCTCCCAGAGTTCGGCGAAGACGGGGTCGATCACCGCGCGGGCCACCTGCTGGGCTCCGCCCTTGCGCCTGTGCACCCCGAGAGCAAGCCGGCGTTCCTTCGCCCACCAGGCGCCGTGACGGCCGAAGGTGAGCTTCTGGGCGATCTCCTCGTCCGTCAGACCAAGCCCGACCAAGGATTCGAGTTCGTTCTTCGACGCCGCCAACGCCGGGGGTGCTTGCTCCATAAGGATTCGTTCCGCCACATCTGGATTTGTCACCCAGTTTGAAGCGCCGGATACAGGTTGCAACGCCGACAGTACGTAGCAACCCCTGACGGGCAGGAGCAGGCAAAAAGAAAGCCGCCGGATCCCGAAGGACACGGCGGCTATGTGAAGAGTGTCGGCCCGAGAAAGCAGCCCCAACCGACAACCTGACTATGGCATGTCGGCGTGGCCGGCGCAACGCCGATGAGGGTCAGACCCCTCGTTTTCTCCGGTCGATCCGCCCCTTGAAGAACCGCCACGCACCGGGGCGCGCCGTCTCGTCGGGAAGGGCTTCAGCCTCGACGATCTCCAGGGCCACGTCGAAGGTGGAGACGCCGAACCGCCAGTCTCCGAAGAGCGTGTCGCCGTCGCGGTTCAGGCGGATCGTGCCGTTCAGATCGTCGTCCCATCTCCTTCCCCACTCCTTCTCGACCGGACGGACGGTCATGAGCATGGCGGACGGGTCGAGGGTCATGGCCAGACGGAGACCATCGACTACGACCTGACCGGACAGACGCGGGTCGGTGTCGAAGTGGCGGCTTGTCGGTCGGGCCATCGTGAAGTCGGTCATGTCGTGTCTCCTGCTATTCGGTCTGGTCGTCTGGATTGAAGGTGAAGCCGTCATCGTCCCAATGGAGGCCCTCAGAGGGTTCCGGCTCGGGTCTGGCCCAAGTCGCCGTCGAAGGTTCGAGAAGCCACTCAGGAAGGCTGCCAGATCGAGAGGGCCGTGCCTGAGGCGGGGTCTGATGAGAGACAGCCGGAGAGGCGGGGTGCTTTTTAACTATACAGCGGTTTGATCCCCCTGAGACGATCAGTTCGACCATGGACCATTTCGAGCGCACCGTGTTGATCGACATGCCGGAAACGCGCGCTAGGGCCTTCCTGGTGACTTCCTGTCCTTCGACCATCATCAGCTCCACGGCTTCAGTCAGACGCACGTCAGCGGCCTCCTTCTTGGCCTTGGCGGCATGCGCGGCGCCGACAGCCTGACGAGCGGACACAGACTTCAGTCCTTCGACCTCGTGCATCAGGAGGCCACGCTTCCAGCCTCCGTCGAGCTTCTCTGGGTCCCACCACGTCGCGACGGAGTTCGAGACCGACGCCGCCACGCGGGCAATCTGCTTGGCCGGGATCTTCCGGCCTCGCTTGTTCCTGGCGAGGTCACCCAGATCGAGGCTGTCGATCGCCTGATGGATGCGGTAGGCCAGCCCACCGATGCGACCGGAGGCTATGGCTTCGTGATAGGCCGCGTCGCCGGAGAAGTGCCAGTCGGACAACGCCTTCATCGCGGCCTTCTGAAAGACGTTCCACAGGCCGTTCGACCTCTGCAGCGGCAGTCCGGACTGGAGCTGTGCCTGGGCGCGGATCAGCTTCGCCTTGTTCTGCTTCAGGTCGAGATACTGGGCATGCACGCCGAGCGTCGGGCAGATGTCGTCGTTGACGACGACGGTCTCCCAGAGCGGCGACAGCGGATTCTTGACTTGCTGGGTCATCGCAGGCGCCTCGGGATCCGCTCCGCACTCGGCGAAGGCGGCGACGAGGCCGTAGTAGACCGACTTGAAGAGCATGACCGGCTCCGGACGGAAGCCGTCGGCCTTCGGCTTGTTGAGCACGGGGCCGAGCGGAAGGTCGGGGTTCTCCTTGTTCGAGAACGGCAGGAGCCAGATCGCATGGGGCCTCCAGAAGCGTCCCTGACGGTCTACGAGGCCGACGAGGAGGTTCGGCGGGCATGCGGCCCGGTCTTCGCGGGCAACGTGCCTGAAGGCCTCCACGGCCTGTTCCACGCTGTCCCAGACCCGGTCGGTGTCGAGACGGACGAAGCCGAGCATCTCCCTGTTGCCTTCGACCATCGGCTCGTCGAGCGAGAGGAGCTTGCTCTTCGACTTCTCGAGAGCCTCCCCGCCCTTCGACGTGCGGAGCTTCGACTGGCGCGGTACGAGGCTTGGCCAGCGTTCCAGCGTCTTGTACTTCACGCCCTTGTATCCTTCGGAGCGCAGGCCTTCCTCGCGGACTCCAGTCACGGTCTGGCCGGACAGCACGATCTCGCCGACCTGCACGTAGCCAGAACCAAGCCGGCGGCGGATACGCTCCTGCAGGTACTCGTGCATCTCGGCGAAGAACGCGACGTCCTCCTTCGTCCGCTCCTTCTTGCGCTCCCAGGAGGGGACGTGGCGGAAGGTCGGGTATGGCAGGACGTCGGCCGACGTGCGAACAGGCTCCGCGGGTGAATCCTTGCGCTTCTGGGCCGCGGCCAGACGGCGGCGATCCTTGAGCACGGCTGCCCGGTGCTTCTTGTCCTCGCGCTCAAGCACGCCCTTCTCGGCGGCTTCGCGATAGGCCGCCATCATCCGGTCCTCGGCGAAGCGGGACTGGTACACGGGCGGCGATGTGTAGTCTGCGAGTTTCATGGGTACGATGCTTTCTCGGGTATTCCAGGGGCTGCTTGCTTCTGGAAGGACTCGATGCTCTTCACGACATCTGAATCCTTACCCGTGATGGTGACCTCGACCAAGGATTGGCACAAGCCCCCTGTCGCATGCGAGGGTGCGGACAGGCGCGTCCGGATGCATGACAGGTTTCGAGAAAACCGATTCAGAACCGCGAAGTAATGGGGTGAGAACGAACTGATGGGCACAAGTGGCCCGGTCACGAAAAATTTTCGATGGCGCAGAAAAAGCGAAGCCGGCGGGGCCGAGGGGGAGGCCATTCTGGCGCATGCAAGCAGACATGCCGACATGCATGCATGTATGCGTCCCGACACCTCGGAACACCTCCCCTGAAGGGGCCGGAAGGTCCTTCGGACGGCATTCGACGACCACAGGGGAGCTACCTCCCCTGCCCCTGGAAGGCACCGACCGTAGCCGACGGCCGACGCCGCGGACAAGGCGACGGGAACCTCCGGCTCCGAGGACGACACCCTCCGGACACGGAAGGGAACCCTCCCACATTGTTGACAATACGGGCATGGCATCCAGAGTTGACAATCTGGACTGCGGGAGTGGCCTTGCGTCAGGCCGCCGGCCGACACATGATCGGATCAGTCAGGGGATTGCCCTGACCCCGGCGTGAAGACCGGGAACCCGGAGAAGGCACCATGAAGACAGTATCAGCAGAAATCGAGGGCGCCCTGCGCACGATCCTCGCATCCATCGGGATCGACTACGACAAGCAGCAGGAGCGCCGGGCACGCCGGGAGAGGGAGCATGAAGATGCCGAACGACGCTGGAAGGAAAACGAGGCGCGTCGACAGGAAGCCAGAGTGGCGAGAGCTGCGCGCGAGACTTCGTATGTCGCTGTCGGAGGTGGCACTCCTGACTGGGAAATCGCTGAAATCCTGCGAGGGCTACGGGAGTTGCCGTGGGAGGGAGAACCCGCCCCAGCACGTCGTCGAAGCCCTCAGGAGCGCGTTCAGGTCTCAGGTGATGTCGGATGCCGCCTTCGCGTCGGCAATGGCCCTGACGAGCGTTCTGGAGTCGTCGAAGAGCTGTTCGCGGGACATGCCGGACCCAGCTCCACTCTTGAATACCTCCGAAAAAGCGGCGATTGGTACATTCCTGGCGAGGCCTAGTTCCGCCGCATAGGCGACAAGATCCCGACACGATTCAGCCCACTCAATCAAAGACCGCGGAACACCAAGTCCGCGGTCTTTCAGTTCGAGAATCCTAATATAATCAACGATCACCGGGACACCTCAAAGTTGAAACAAGGAGTCCTTAGCGTCCCTAGTGCGTGGCGTGCAAGCCCCCGCGGGACACTTTCTCGCCATATTCCCCGTCGACCCGGATAAAGCATTCGGTGAACAGGTCGGAGATCGCCTGCTTTATGTCGGCCGGACGGGATTCCAGCGACAGGCCACGGTGCCCGAACATCATCTTCAGGACCACCTCGTGACAGTATGCCTCGATGATGGTCGAGACCTCCCTGCGGACGTCGTAGCCGGCGCGGCCGTGGCGGGCTCCGTCGATCATGTGCTGGGCGGCGACCGCGCAGCCGAGATCGGTCAGCTTCTCAAGCGTGTCCAGAGACGTGCCCTGGGGCGGTTCGAGGCCGTTCCTTACCCGAGACCCGAAAACTTTCTCCAGCGTGCCCTGAGGGCCTGTTTCTGCTGTCTTAATCACCGCTTCTAACCTCGCTATCCTTATAACCCATGACGGAGACCAATGTTCCTGCCGGAGGATCCATCCCCTCCTCGACGAGGATCTCGGCCACGTCCGCCGCCAGCTCGAAGGACACCAGGCCGTCGCGGGCGAAGCCCTCGAGAGTGCGACGCGCCGACGATCGGCTCTCGCCCCAGAGCGTGCCGAGATCCTCGTGAGACGCCACGAGCTGGCCCTTCCTGAGGCGCACTGCAACCCCTTTGGCGTCCCTGACCCCAGCTTCCGGTGCCGATGCGGCAACCAGCCGCACGAACTTCTGGAACTTCTCGGCGGACCTTGTCGACTTGGCATGCAAAGCCGCAATCGGTACGTGAATAACCTTGAATGGTATCGTCTGGGTCATCTTGAGATCCTTGGTGCGTATGCGCTGGCCGGCTCGTCGTCGAACAGCGATTCGAGAAGGTCTTCCATGTCGATATCCGAGACCGGGGAGCGGTACATGACGACGTCGGCATAGTAGTCCTGCAGGTCGCCGACGACGGTCATCAGGTCGGCGGGAAGGCCCGCGATGTCGTTCCGCTCGAGGTAGTCCGTCCATGCCTGCTGCTTGGCGTCGGCGAAGCAAGGGAGGAGTCCTTCGGGCACGTAGTCCGGCATGTCCTTGGCGCGGATGGCGAAGGTGTGGACGACGGCGTCGTGCATGGCCTGCTTGTCGAATCCCTTGTGCATCAACACCCAGAGGTCGCGGTAGTCCTTCATCCGGGTGTTGTTCATGCCTTGATCGACCATGGCGTGGAGCTTCTCAGAGATCGAGTAGACCCACGGCTGGGCCATGACGGTCACGCCCTCGTCGTTCTTGAACAGCGGCTTGATCTCGAGCGGGCGCAGGCCGACCGGAGGCTCTCCGCCGATGCCGACGTCGAGATGGATGTTGGCGCGGGTCTTGCCGATATGGGATTCGATGTAGGCGCGCAGGCCGTGGTCTTCGTAATGCTCGTGCTCGAGGATGGAGGTCTTCGTCACCCGGAACGTGATGCCGTCGTTCAGGTCGAGCCTGCAGGCCTCGTCGAACAGCTCAAGCAGTTCCTTGTGCGAGATCGAACCGTTGCCATACGAATGCAGGTCGACGTCGGCCGTCGGGCGGTTCATGTCGGCCAT